TGGTGGCGAAACTAAAATAATTTTTGGAGAATGATAGTATGACCGGCATACCCTCCTTCCCGAAATGGCTCTGTATTTTGTATCTTTTGGGGCACTACTTACTGAAGTTTTTGTTGTATGTGATCTTGCCTGTATGCGGGATTGCATTGATTATGTATCTGTTAATATGTATCTGTTAAAAAGATTTGGTTTATAGCTGGCGGCGGCGTGAAGGATACGTTTAGATATTCATTACGCCGTATGTAATGAACGTGAAAATGCCAATTCTGCCTGTCCGCCAGTGGAATTATAGATATGAAACATAAGACTTACTCCCAGCTCAAAAAAAGATTAGACGCCGTGTTCTCCGAATATAGGCGGCGCAGTTCTATTGAAGAGGATGGGTTTGTTAAATGTGTTACCTGTGGAAAACGTATGCGATGGCAAGATTCACAATGCGGGCACTACATTTCTCGGAATCGCCTTGCTGTTCGTTGGAATCCCAAAAACACTGCTCCCCAGTGCGTTGGGTGTAATGTTTTCAAAGCTGGAAATATGCCGGAATACACATTATACCTTCAACAAAAATATGGCAAGGGTATTATTGAAAAGCTGGTAAAAGAAAGTAAACAAATAATCAAGTTGCGTAGTGCAGACCTTGAAGATATGATTAAAGTGTATCAAAACAAGTTAGATAAGCTGAAAGGAGAATAATATGAATTGGGATAAAATCATTACTGTTTCCACGATTGTTGCAATTGTATTGCTTATATTACTTTTGATTGGTGGATGTTGCCAGGCGTATAAGGCAAAGATAGTTGAACTTACACAGCAATTAGAGGATGCCTCCTCAAACCCTGGTACAAAAGTAATGTATAAGCAGGACTGGTTAGTTACACTATCCGTCATAGGCATAGGTTTAAGTGTCTTTGCCTTCTTACAAGGCCACCTATGGGGTGTGAAGGCCATCGCTGCCCTTCTGGTAGTCTTATCGACAGTCTTTATGTGTGCAAGATTTGCTGCTTGGATGGCTGTAATAACGCTTGTAGGGGCTGTTGGTGTTGCTGGGTGGGCTATCTGGGTCAATCGTAGAGCATTGAAAGAGATAATAGCAGGTGGGGAGAGGTTTAAGTTGATGGTATCCGCCCCTGTGTCCTCCACTGCTGGGGATGTTATGACACCGGATATATTATTCAAAGAAGCGCATAATGGAGAACAAAGTCCGGCTACTGTTCGTATTGTATCTATGGTTCAAAAAAAGTTGAATGGTAAGAATGGAAAGGAGCAAAACAATGGTTGAAGCAAATGAGCAAATTGAAAAATTAACAAAGGAACAAGTGGTAGGGATGTCTGACGAAGAGGTCTGTCTGTGGTTTGCTATCTTTGCAAGAAAAGAGGATACTGCAAAGAAGCGTGCGCAATTACTCGAATGGCTGAATACAAAGGAATCAGACCGATTGTCAATAAACTAATAAGGGGCAAGAGGCATCGTTGAAATGCAAGAATCAGAAGAACAAGTTAAAAAGTTGTCCACAGAATCAAGCAATCGTGATTTTTACCGTTCCACTCAACGATGCCTCTGCAAGTTATGTGGAAGACACATCTACGCTGGTGATAGTGCCGAAGCATTTGATAAAGAGATTTGCAATGAATGTTCGCCTATAAATTTATGGGATAACATCCCTGTTAAGGGGATAATATGAGGATTGATGAGTTTGAGCAGTTCTTTCAAAATGAGGTCAAAGCGTGCCACGATATAATGTTGGCAAAGAACGCTGATTATTCGGCGGGTGATGATAAACTGGCCAATTTTAAGTTAGCCGGAAATATGGAGAATTGCTCTCCTGAAGTTGCTCTTGATATGATGGACCTAAAACACCGTGTTTCTATTGCACAAGGAATGATTGACTTGGCTGAAAATGAAAGACGACCTCTTAAATGGTGGCAAGAAAAAATAAGAGACCACATTAACTATCAGTTTTTGTTACTTGCTCTTTTAACTGAAAAAGATACTGAAAAAGATGAGGAGATAGTATGAAGAATTATGTTTGGGTAGCGGCCATTAAAAGCAGAGCCACAGGTGAGACAGAATATAATAAGGTTTTTATACTACCAACAGAATGTGGTATTACCGCCGCAACAGCAATTTGTGAAGAGTATGAAAAAGAGAATGGTGGTGAGTGGCTGGTGGTGTTTTTGAATTGTTTAGGTGAGGCACTGAATCTGAATTGGCAAGAAAGGTTACGAGGATAAACAATGAGAAGAATAAAGGTGTATTACAGTACTCCTATCCGTGGTGTGTGGGGAGACAGTGCCAGTATAGAGTACATCAGGGCTAACTGTCAACAAGGAATAGAGAATGTCAAATTTCTGCGGGTAAATTTTCCTGATGTTGAGTGGTATTGCCCTGCTGAAAGCGATACTTTAATTCAGATTCTTTTTGTAGCAGGCAAGTTGTCCAGCAAAGATATACTGTGGGGAGACTGCCAAATTATCGAGGACTGTGATGGCGTCCTATGCCATAAATGGGAGGCATCTTCAGGGGTGGATAGAGAATTTGCTTTTGCCCGTAAAGAAAGTATTAAAGCAATGATGTTTGAACAACCACCATCTCTTGGTAAAGCAGGGGAAGCAATTTGGCAAATCGGAGATTTCATTGCTGATATAAAGAAAATGGGTTCTTGTCATATCCGAAAAACAGAAAGAGTAAAAATGCTACCGAAAAAACTTGAAATAAAGCCCATAGAAGGTTCAAAAACAGTTGACATTTATGCTGATGGTTATTACTTGGGTGTGATGACTCTTGATTTTGATACTCCTTACGAAATTGTTGAGCGTTACAACACCTATACCAACCAACAGGCAGAGATTGACCAGTGGCGGCAACGATATGACCAGCTCGACCAGCAGTTTAATGGTTATCAAGTGGAAAATGCAAATCAGGCCGCACAGATTGAGAGTCAATATGGTCTCATCAAGCGGTTGACAAAAGAGGGTATAAGTGTTTCCTAATACTAAAGTGTGGCTACGTTGGTTCTTGAGCCAAGATAGGAAGAAACGCAGACATCTTCTTGACCATCTTGCGGGTTCGGCTTTGGCCCGTTACTGCTATTTCGGGGAACAGTTACCAAACAATGATGCTTATAGTCAATATCGTAGGTTAATGATAAGTTTTAGGAGCAAAAAATGAAAAAGAACAAAAAATACTGGGCTGGATGTATAAATGACAAATTAGTTGTCTGGCTTGAAGAAGATGATCTCGGTTTTTACTATCGTTCTGGCATATTTACATCAAGAGAAGATGCCCGCAAAAGATTCAAAGATGTTCGTGCGGTCGAGATTAAAGAAATTAAGGAGCGAAAACGAGTGAAGTAATCAGTAATTGTCAGTAAATGTCAATAAATGTATTGCAGAATTTAGGAGATTACCTATGAATCGCTCAAAGTTTTTTCGCCCACTATGTTTTATTTGTGTAATTGCTTTTACAATAACTTGTTTTCTGACGCCACCTTTAATTTTCTTTCGATTTTCTAATCAGAACACAAATCAGTCTTTACCAGAACTATATATCCAGTTGAGTCCTGCTATTGTGGTTGTAACAGACGAGGAAGGTGGCGGTGGTTCTGGATTTATTGTGGACAAAGACAAAGGTTTGATTCTTACTGCTAACCACGTTATTAGGAAACAGGTAGGTTTGTTTGCAGATCCAAATGAGCTTGATGAGCCAGTTGTTATTAAGGTTGTTCCTTTTGAGGGTTGTTCTTTGAGTGCTACTATCGTAGATGCTAATGCGGCTGTTGACCTTGCTTTGATTCAGGTCAATCCGGTAGGTATTGAGAAACTTTGTTCTATATCATTTTATGATTCAACCCTTAAACCAGGTGATTCCATTTTTACAATAGCCAATCCAGCCCTTTATCCTCGATTTATCTCTCAAGGCATAATCTGTGCCCAGAATTTTAAGATTCCTGATTTATGGGATGATACTTTTTTAATGTCTATTAGCGCTATTGGTGCGCCAGGGGTATCAGGTTCCCCCATATTCTCTATGCAGGGCAAATTGGTTGGTATGTATGTGGGCGTTTTTGCCAGGTCTTATGGTGTTGCAATCCCAATCGACATTATTAAAGCGTATCTTGATAAGAATAAAGTTACTCTTTATTAAGAGAGACAGAAAGTGGGGTTAAAATGTCCGAGTTTGAGAAACAGTTTCCGCAAATCGAACAGGTATCCATTATAACAGATGATTATGAGTATTGGCAGGGTATAAGGTTTGGTTATCTTGCTGCTTTGAAATGGGCAAAGAAGATAATTTATAATGATGCGGGAACAGATGACATTATTGGGTATGTTTCTCCTATTAAAATTATTGAGCAGGAAATCAATGATATTGAAAGGGAGCAAAGATGAAGGATGTTGAATTAGCAGCATTAACAGAGTTAGTTGAGTCGGATAGATTTTTTATGGATGCAGAGAATGAGGAACGCAGACGCAATGGTTACGCTCTTGCGTATAGTGGTGTAATAAAGTGGGAAAGTAGGGATGTATTGGAGTTTGAATTAAAAAGAAGAGGTATTTTGAAAGGAAGCAAATGAATCTATCAAATTTGACCCTCAAAGATGTTAAAGAATTAAACAATTTTCGTTGTAAACACGGGCACTCCGCATTAGCACATCCTAAATGTTGGAGGGAAGAAACAAACCATCCAGAAAGAATCGGTTTTCTGGACACCGAGTTTTATGCTGGTAAGAACAACTGGGGTAAGATAGCCGGAGACTGGGGGGTCATACTTTGTTGGGTAATCGGAGACGAGAAGGGCCGCATCAAGTGGGATTTAATCACCAAAGAGGACTTGTATAAAAAGCAGGACAAAAACATAGTTCGGTCTTGTATTAAAGAGATGTGGAAATATGACCGTATTATTCATCATTACGGGGATAATTGTGATTTGCCTCTTTTAAGAACACGGGCGCTGTATCATAAACTGCCTTTCCCTCTCTACGGTGATATTAAGACTACTGATGTTTGGAAATTAGCTAAAGGTAAATTGCTTATCTCATCTAATTCCCAGGCAAACATCTCTCGTTTGTTGCGAGGTAAATCAGAGAAGACTTTAGTTGACCCAGAGATGTGGATGGCTGCCTTGCGTGGGGATAAAAGGGCGTTGAATTACATCTTAAAGCATTGTAAAATTGACGTTCAAGAGCTGCGTAAAAATTATCGTGAGCTTGTGAAGTATTCACCGAGGTCGAACAGGAGCATCTGATGACGCCGGACATTATAAATGGTGGATATAAGTTTCTTCTGGGGCTTTTCATATTCCTAAACTGTGTTCAACTATGGAAAGATAAAACTGTTAAAGGTGTCCGAATAAGTCCTTTTATCTGTTTTGCATTTGGAAGTTTATGGGACTTGTATTATTACCCGCATCTCAATCAATGGATAAGTCTTATGGGCGCTTGCCATATAGTGGTCTGGAATATCATCTGGGTTATACTTGCTTTGTATTATACACGAAGAAACCGCTTTCAGAGATAATAGTATGGGAAAAGGTTCCAATCGAAGACCAATGCTAATTTCCCAACAAGAAATGGATTTACGGTGGGCAATGTATGATGGTTCTATTAGAATGTCCGATAAAGAATTTAATAAGAGGATACGAAAAATTCGTAGCAGGGCTTCCCTGCCAAAGAAAAACAAGAAAACCATATTGGGTATAACATAGGAGAAAGTATGGATACCAATGAAAAAATTGAACAGTGCAAGAGAGATATTGAAACATTACAAGAGAATTTAAGAGGGTTGGAGGGACAAAAAAGAGAAGAAACTTGGATTGTTAGAAAATGTCTTTTTGATTTGGGGATTTCTGGTATGCACGAATTCAGAATAATTTTGCATCTTTCCGCTTTATCATACTGGTCTAAACAAAAATTGGTCGAATTATTAAGAAATGATTCCGCTTGGGTCATTTTTAATAGGACAGGAGTTATTACAGCAAGTTCTAAAACACAACGCCTTGACAAGTACTATACGGACATAGTAACAATCTTATAGGTAAGAACAAACCGTAACATATAACGTAGGAGTAAATGAAATGAACGAAAGAGATATACCTCAAATTTACAAAAATGTTTATAGTAGAGCAATATCAGGTAAAAGTAAATCGGCTGGGATAAAGGCATTTTGTCAGGAATGTGTTGGTTACGTTAGAAATGAGGTTGCTTTGTGCAGCGATACTGGATGCCCCCTTTTTCAATATCGTCCTTACAAGAAGGTTAAAGGGGATGACACAGCCAAAACTGGCATTGAAACCCCCTAATGGTGGGGGGTTTTTGAGTGTAGAAAGCTCCAAAGAGTGATAAAGAGTGTAGGATGCCCTAAAGAGTGATAATTGGTAAGTGAGTGTAGATTCTTCCAGAAAGGAACTAAAATGACAGATTCATTTATGGTTCACGACTGTATGGTTTTTAACTTAACTAAAGAGGATTCAAAGAAAGTATTGGATGTTTTAATGATTCCAACCCCTGAACCAGCCCCGAAAGAAGAAGAGTATGTCTTTAAGGCAGGGGATGTTGTAAGGGGTGGATACGGCGGAAAGAGAATTATTGTTGAGATAGACCATAAGTTGAAATCGTTTAGCATCGATGGTCATCATCAATCAACAGGTCAGCAGGAGTTTATTGCGTTTGGGTATAAGAAAATAGGTAATTTATCCGATTTTATTAAATAAACCTATAAATAAACTTATTAAATACATCCTCTCTCTTGGCGGGCAGCAAAATACGGACTGCCCGCCCGCAATAAAAATATAAGTTATTTTGTAATAAGTGTTAGAATGAGGGTTAAAAGTGTGGTAAGAAATGCCCCCACTAACAAGATATTATACCGGGTGTGGGATGCAAGATGGTTGCTCATAATCTTTTTCATCCATACCATATCAGTTTCCAATTCGATTAGTGCGTCTGTATAGCTTTTACGTTTCATATTACTCCTACGGAAGAAAAATTTGACCCTTTCACAGGCAGCAGCATTTTATAGACGATAGGTGCTGCTGCTTTTATTTAGTTTCTTGTTGAAGTTGTGCTCTTGCTTTAACTTTTGCTATATTTACAGCCGTTTTCAAAAGAATAGGTTTATCAGTTTTCATTTTATTAAGTTGTTCTGTTAGATAGTGTACGGTTAATTGTTGATAACGCTTATATTTCTTATCGTCCAAGTGCCAAACACCGATGTTTCTTGAAATCTGAATACTAATTGCATTATCTTTAATTAACTGTCTTTGTTTTGCAGGTAATTGACTAACTATCCATTTTTCCGTTTGTTTTTGTTCCGCAATAGAAATCTGCTCTGGTTGTGCTTCATAGCGCTCTTTTTTAATTTGTTGTTCCGTTGGCACAAATTCTTTACGATATTTGAATGTTAAAGCAGTTTGTTGAGACCTATTCAAATCATCCCAATCTTTTTTGAAATTCTGTTGAGCTATCTTATCCTGTAAATCTTGTTTTTCAACATACGCAGGTGTGGGATAAGTTGATACACCGGCAGACATTGTTGAAGCTGCCGTAGCAAGTAATCCGGTTAATACGCCATCTGACCACATTGCATCAAAAGTATTTGTGGCAAATTGAGGAGGCAAAGAACGTATCAAAGTTTGCCATCGAGGAATTAACCTACCATTATAATCTTTGCCGGAAAGCATTTGTTTTATAAAACCCAATGCGGCAGTTTCACGACTTGCCCCATATTTGGTTAAAACTTGTTCTGGTTTTTGAACGGCGTATTTACCAACGTGCATAGGCGGTTGTTGTGTATAAGCATAAGCCCCTACTGTCAATCTTCCAAGTGTTCTATAAAATTGGGCATCACCACCACAAAAATCAAACCAAGTATTGTTGACTTTTATTTGCCCCCACGTTCCACGCAAAGGATTTATTTCACCATCTATGGCTGGTTTCTTTCCACGCTGTCTATAATAATTTCCAACTAAACTTGCCATAGTCGAAATTAAGGCTATTTTTGCTATATTCGTAGCAGTTAATTGGGCAGCATAACCTCGACTACCTTCATTAGTAAATATGGTTTTTAGCTGGTAAGGCCGAGCATACGTCATACTTGGTGAAAATAAAATATAATTACTTAATCTTTGAATCTCTCTCCCTGAAGGCGTTTTTGCCCTCATAATTTTCATAAAAGAATTTATAACGCCGCCATAATTCTTTTTATACGCTTCCAATAAAGCGGGAGTCATATTCTTTTCATTTGACCATACTTCTGTTTGTTTGTCCCACAATGCTTGTAAAGAACTGTCCATTGAAACAACAAAAGAACGCTCGGAGGCAAGCATCCATTTACCATAACCACGAACAGGGGCAAGTAATGTTTTAGCAACTTTACCACGCTTCAATCCCAACTCTGTTAAACGCTCCCCCAATCCAAATTGAAACCACTCTGCCCTTACTCCTTTGGCATAAGGAGCACGAGATAGAAAGTTTAGATATTTGCCTGCTTCAGCGTGATTTGGATTGCTTTTTATGGCATTTTCAACATCTCTTGCAAATTGTTCACTTGTATATGCTTTTAATGCTGTTTTAACTCCTTTGCCATAGATAATAGGCTCACGGGCCGTAAATGCTGATGCTTGACGAGCATATTGAACATCAAGAGCAAAAGGAGATTTAGCTATTGCCACTACTAATTTAGGTATATTCGACCAAGCAAATGGGCGCACTTTACTTAATTGTTTATAAAGCGGGATAGTTGTTTCTTGCCCTAAAATTGGTTCAAGCAGCTCAAATTGCCTATTAGTGGGAATTTTCCCAAGACGTAATTGTTTTAATGCTTGTTGTGTTTCGGTCCGAGTAAATTGATTCATTACTTTTTCGGCAGGATATACATCAAGAATTTTTTTAGCATATCCTTCCCATTGGCCTGTTGTTAAATTTGGTGGTGTAATTTCAGGAATGTTTGCTTTATCTTTATAACCACCAATAGATTTTTCAAGAGAATCCCACGCAGGCTCATTTTTTGCCAAGCTACGTTGCAGATATTCAGTTCCTCTTAATGCCTGTCTTTTTCTTAATTCGTGAACAGCAGGCACAATTTCTTCTTTACGAAGTTTTTTTGCAGTTAAAGACCAATCTAATAACTGTTTATTAGTTTGTTCTAACTCCGGTGCTGTAATAGAGGGTGTTATAGGTTTAGGTTGCGCCCCTATTGCCGCAGTAGGGGGTTTTTCAACAGACGGCCTGACGCCTCGCTCAATAATCTGTGGTTTTGGCGCAGGTTGACCTTTTACGCCTTTATATGCAGCACCTGCCCCCCTCAATACAGCAGGAACTAATGCTTGTGTAATTGCTTCTTCTTGCGTAGCACCTTGCACACGAGCCAAAGTATAAAATCCGGCAGCATCCGTAGTAGCTTTTGCAAGTTCAGAAGCATTTAATTTGCTTGTAATTCCTACCATACCCCCATAAACAGCCCCCATTCCAGGTTTGCCACCTGTTGCAAGATTTTGGGTTTCCCAAATAACAGGTTCAGAAGTTCCTGCTGGTAGAACTTTGCGTAATACTGCTATTTGCGCTGCCATACCAGCAACAGAGGCCGCTATATCAACACCTTTTTCAATGAAAGTTTTTGCAGGGGAAACATTAGCAAGAAAAGGATTTATGTCTATTTTTTCTGGGTATTGGGGCAAAGTTTTGAGGTCATCACTTTCCCTTGCTTTAGGGGCACTTTTTAATTGTTCAACAATATCAGAAAATTCATCATCTAAAAGATTAGACGATAATTCTTTTATGCCTTTTGCGCTTCTATCGGCACTTCTTTTCTTTTGTGCTTCTAAAGCAGCAAACTCAACTTGAGTAACATCACTTTTACCAAGTGCGTGTGCTGGTGTAGCAACACCAACATTATAAAGTTGTTTGCCAAATCTTTCTACTAAACCCATTGCCTCATCAGTAACCAGCTTATCTTGTTGTCCCCAGGAAACATTTGCTGGTAATATGGGTTGAGCAGTTGTTGGTTGTTGGATAATATCCTCTTTGCCCCAGGAAACTGATGGTGTTGTTTGCTGCGTGTCTAATTGAACAATAGTATCGTTTTCACCCCAAACCATTATTTCTTTGTCCTTATAGAACCATCAATATATCTATAAGTAGATCCAACAGGCAAAGCATTATATTCTTGTTCTGATTTAGGTTCTGCAATAGCGTGGGGCTGTGTTAGTTGATTTGTTGGTGCAAGACCTCCTTCTTGCGGCATTAACCCCAATTCTTTATAGAGTTCCCACTGTTCATAGCTTGTAGGAATTTTAGGTTTTTCTGTAACAGGTTTTGGTATATTAACCGAAGGAGCTTTATAAACTTTCTCCATAGTTAAATCAAATTCTAATCGAGGCCCTTCATCCGGCGGTATAGTTCCATCCGCTACTTTTTCTTTAATATATTTTAATCCCAAATCAAATTCTTGTTGGTTCTTTAATCTTTTGGCCTCTTCTTGTTGAAAATCAATACGAGAACGCTGTTCCATTTTTTCTAAATCCCAAGTCTGGGCACGTTTTTCTTTTTCAAAACCCAATAAAGAAGCAAATTTCATTCGGTCTATATCAAGCTGCTGATTAAATTCTGCCATTTCTTTTTGTAACCTGATGGTATTTAATCTCTCTGCAATCTCTATATTCTGTCTATATTCTTCTTTAGCACGCAGAGATTCTCCGGTCAATAATGCGGCTTGCCCGTAAAGTTTTACAAATTCTGGATTTTGAAGTTCTATTGGCATTTTTATTCTCTTTTAAGGCAGAAACCCTGCTATATCTTAGTCCCAAACATTTCTTTTATCAAACATTATAAATGGTTCATAGTAAAGTCGGGCGATTTCGGATGCGGAAAGGGCACGATTGAAAATCATTAGATTATCTATATTTCCAAGATAATCCTGACCGGTATAATCACGGGAATCAATTCCAATAGTAAATGGTCTATTTGCCGTGTATCCCAAAGCATAACTGAAAGCAACAGATGTTTTATCAAATGTTCCGTTGAAATAAAAACTACAAGTTCTTGCTGCACCTTGCCAGACAATGACAACCTGATTCCAAGCATTGAGTGTTAGTTTGTTAGTGGAGCTTACTTCAGCATCATTAGCAACATATAATTGTAATGAGCCTGTCGTCATTTGTAAAAAACCCCATCCTCCGCTTGCAGTATTCAGATCATTGCCACAAATCACATTCTGGGCATCTTCAGTCGGGAAAATCCAAGCTACAACGGTAAAATTACCGCCTGTATTGAACTTTAGAGAATCAGGACAAGGTGTTATAGCAACGTAATCACCAGTCCCATCAAAATACAAACCAGAACCAAATTTGCAGGGTTTCCAAATGGCATTGGTAATAGTGACTGTATTTCTGTTTCCACTCAAATCAAAGACTTTATTTCCCCTGCTCTCATTCATCGGCCAGCAGCCGACAAGACCTTTGGCGATTGAATTATCCCAATTTATTTGAACACCTAATGGCGGTTTTTGTATCCATTTACGCATAATTTAATATACCAATAAATATCTCAAACTTGTCATTGCAGAATTTAATTGAGAACTGTTAAAAATCTGCTGGTTTGCTTTATAATCATCAATATATTTCTGCATTTTATCCTTAAATTTATTTACTGTATAACTTATAGAATTATTGATTTTATGATTTTCTGTAAAATTAGAGTCTATAAGAATTGTAGAATTTTCAGTAACTGTTAGATTCAAAGTAATGGCAAACATTCCGTCCATTACTTTATTTACAGAAACTCTTGTGATATTTACCATTGCCATATTATATTCCTGTTACCTTATTTATTCTTATTTTATAATTTAATGTTGAACCATCCGAATCTGTTGTATTATTTACAAGCAACCTAACTCTATTTGCCGATATAGGAATTAAAATTGTATATGTTTCAGCTACATTATATGTATCAGCAGTATTGGCGTGTTCGTTAGTTGTTCCATCAAGAATAACCACAGCATTTGCAGATTGTGAAACCTCATAAATCAGCTCACTATTTACTAAAGTTGCATCCTCTATTGCCAACCATTTACCTAATACAGTATAGGTGTGGGTAGTTAAAGTAATAGAAGTTGCTCCTTGTGCTAAAGGATTATCTTCAATATCATCTTTTACTGCCGTTCCGACAAGTCCTGTAAATTTTGTAAAATCCTGCCAATCCTCATCTCCTGTTGTATTAGAAGAAATTTGAACTATAAACTCTGTTCCAGTATGTGCCGTTGTAGTATCCAAAAATGCCTGAATACATAAATGAGATTCATAACAACCAGACACATCATAAGTAGCACTTTCAGCCACAGTATTTTGAGCAACGGCAGTCCAATCTGTAATAGAAGCAACAGATTTTGTTAATACGCCGCCGCCGCCACCGCTTAAAACATCCACTTGTAAATGCCCACTGGCGTCAACAAGCATAGCGTGCCTGTCAGTACCATCATCACCCTGACAAAGCAAACCTTTACCATACGCCTGTGCATCAGCAGCAAATGTATCTGCTGGCATAGAAGCAACATCAACATCACCAATATCTACTCCACTATTTGCGGCCAACTTACCTATTGCATTAGTACCTGCCGGAAGTGCGTTAGTAATAGCAGTAACAGCACTTACAGTTGTTAATGAGCCGTCCACTGTAATAGCACCACCATTATCATCAATACTTACTACACCTGTGGAATCGGTAGCAAGAGTTACTCTTAACGCAGTTGCTTCAACACCAGCACCAATAGGCGGCGCTGTTCCAGCAAAATCTACTGTTATTGCCCCAGCTCCATCATCAATACTTATGGTAGAGGCGTTATCGTCAACGTGAACTACGTTAGTAATGGCTGTAACTGTTGCTAATGTTTGTGCTGCTGCTATCGTAATTGCGGGTAAAGTAGTAACATCAACATCTCCTATATCAACACCAGTATTAGCGGCTAATTTGCCTATTGCATTTGTGCCAGCAGGCAATGCTGCAACTATATCTACTTGCATTTCATTGCCAGATATGGCATTATCAATAGTTTCAACTGCTGTTTTAATACTTGCTGAATTAGCATCTAAAGTATGTAATCTGCCATTGGCGTCATTTATAAGAATGGAATAATCACCATCTGTCGTTGCCAACTGTGCGGCAACGTCTTGTCTAACAACTAAAGCTACTTTACCAATAGCACCTGTGCTATGTGGTGTATCTTCATTATATTCTGTTCCGCCACCACCAGAAGTAATAACTACATTGCCTATTTCTTCACCAACATTGCCTGTTAAATCTACTACAAGGCCATTTGCTCCGCCTGCAATAGGAGTTTCACTATCGGCAGTTCCGTCTATCAATTTTACTTTTTGATAATGAACAGTTCCAACTTGGTCAGTTGCAATAGTTGTTCCGCTACCCTGGGTTATTGTCAAATTATCGGCCATTTTCTACTCCGAATATGTTAAAACTAATAATAATCCTATTGGTGTTCCAGCAAGCCCTGTTGGCGCACTTACCAATGTTCCTGTAATATAATACTTTTGTCCTTCTGTATAAAAATATATTCTGCCTTCACTTCCTATTGTAGCCACGCCCGCAGTTCCGTTTGATTTACCATCCGCAGGTTCAGCAGAATCAAAATTTTCAACACCACCAGCAGCAAATCTATTTCTCATTTTATATTCTCAACTATATTTTTCCCTCAATCCTCTAAATCTTCTTGTATTTCTAATTATTCCCCCGCTGCTCCAAATTTCAAATAACAAATCATCAGCTGTAACAGTCCAAGTTACTCCACTATCACTTGACCACATAAGAGAACCATTCAAATAACCACCAGGTGTATATCCTATGCAATGAATCGTATCATTATTAGGTGGATAAACAGAATTTGAATTTCTTATAACAATAGCATATTTTGTGTTTATATTCAAAGAAACAGTTCCACTTAAAGGAATATCTGCCCACGCAGCATCAGCAGGCCAAACAGATAAATTAGAATCATCAAATGATACATAATCCAAATCCACACCATCTGGCTTTCCATTTATATCTGTTCCTTGCACGGAAATAGTAATAATGGCGGAATAACTTCTTCTTCGCATTTTTAATCGTATTTTTTTAATCTTATAAGATTCAGTAGTAGTAAAAGTTTGTGCTTGCCAATTCTCTTTATAAATTGAAGAAGAAGATAAATTATCTGAAGCGTAATAATAATCTTTAAGTATGCTCATTATATTATCCTGTAACTATTCTGCCTTGTATTGTTAGTCCAGTACTGGCTTGTAGGGTTGTAGAAATAAATAAAAGTTTGCTATATCCACATAAATCTACTGCATATCTACATATCCTATTAGCAGCAGAATCCATTACCTTGCCACTATTAACTAAATTCTCTGTGCTTGCTACAATAGTATCTACAAATACTAATGAACTATCCCCTTCTTGTGTGCCACCTGTTAAGGTTAAAGTTGCAAGCAGTGTAAAATGGTCTTTACCACAAGCACCCCAAATTTCAACAACATCTGCATCAGCATCGGTAGTTGTTTGAAATCTAAATTCTACACCATAAGCACCTATTGGAACATCCCAGGCAAGATATGCAGTACTTGCAGTTGCAAAATAAGATTTTACATCCGACCAGGCACGACTGCCTACTGCCAACGTAGTTCCTGCCACACTTATAGTTCCAATAAGTTGCCATAAATCTTGACTTGATACTATTTTACTATTTGATATATTAACAAGTCTTTCGCCCATTTTTTCTCCTATGAAATTGCTGTAATTATCCCGCCAACAGTTGAAATACTGGTAGGATTTGCATAAGTATTATCGGCACACGGCGTAACAATACTTAAAACACCGCTTGCCACTTTTAATGTTCCTGTTAATCCAGACGATATATTTGTTATATCACTTTGTAAAAAGTGTTTATTAACATCGTAATTCGTAATTGTGTTATGGTCAATATCAGTTGTTAAATTGTGTGTGCCGGTCAATCCAGAATGTGCAATACCCGAATCTTGAATAGATACAGCACCGTTTGTTACTGTAAAATCGGTTGTATTAAAACTGGCTATGCCTTTATTAGTAACAGTAGCGTCCTCTCCCGCTATTGTAATAGAACCAGCACCATTGGTTATATCTATTCCCTCGCCTTCACTTAAAGCGGCCAGAACAGGTGCAGCACCCGTGCTGCCTATTGGTAATTGACCATTTGTTGCAGCACCTAATGAAGTAATAAGAGTAGTAGATGAACCTAATAAAATACTATTATTGGTCAAAGCATTTAGACTTGTTAATAATTTATTAGAATCACTATAAACTAATCTGGACGCAGTTAAATCTGATAATATAAAAGACGTAAGTTCTGGGCTCTTATTTTTATCAAGAGCAGTAGCAAATTTCTGCAAACAAATCCGAACATCTTTCCCAACAGATTTAGGTATTCCAATTCGACTCATATTGCTTTATTTAACCACCTAACGTTTGAAAACCACCATAAGATGATTGTGTCTTAAATGCTTTTTGAGCAGCAACAAATTGGCTTATATGGCCAGGTGCCCAAGAAGCCACATTAGTTGTTGCTGGCATTTTTCCTGTATTAACGAGAAAAGTAGCAAATGCAGCACTTTGTCCTGTAACTTCTTTACCATAAGCATCTGTTAGATATTTTGGCACAGCAGTTGCTGCACCAGCAGTTGTTCCTTTAATTGGTCCTTGTGGTATTAAAGCACCCCCATAGGCGGGCGGTATTAGTCCTGGCGTTCCCATAACGGCAGCACCACTAATTGCCGGTGATGGGGTTGTTTCAGGAGCTTGAAATGCAGGACCATATCCTTGTGCCATTGTAATTTCAGGAGTTTCTCCCCCTGCTGCAACTCTGGCTGCTGTTGCTTTTTGTGTAGGCCCATAATATGATTCAGGAGTTGTTGGCGCACCTGCATAAGTACCACCTGTTGGCATACTTAACACATCTCTACCCCACAAAGAAGTGCCCGCACCCCCGCCAGTTGTAGTCGTTCCAGCAATCCCACCACGAGGAATTGAACCCGCTGCCGTCAACGCCTGTTGTAATGTGCCATAATCAGGATAAGGTTCACTAATACTTGATAAAAATCCTGCTTTTGATGTTAAGGCCGAAGATAATCTTTCCATTTTAATATCTTCAAGTTTTAATCTGCCTGGCTCACCAACAGTGGCTTCCCATTCAGCGCCATAATCACGAAGTCCATATAAACCTTTACCGATAGCCGCTTGACTTACTTTACCCACATCCTGCACCTTTTCACCAGCTAATTGTTTAAGATAGCCAGCACCATAAGTCCCGCCTTCTCCATACATTGCTATAATTTTATCATAAATTGATTCTGCCTGTTGCTGTCTTTTCAAATTAGCGGCATAGGCTGTTTGAGCAGCAGTATAGTATTGATTTATCAGTTGATTGGGGTCATAAGTTGTAACTGGCATTACTTTTCTCCACGTTCATAAATATCACAAAATAATTTTTCTATTGCAAATGTTTGTGAAGCAGTGCTATTATAAAGTTTAAGACCCATATAAGTTCCTTTCATTCGAGGTCTTATTCTATCTTTTTCACCTGTACCTGTCCAAGTGCCACTTTGAAACGCAAATGCAGTTGCAGTATCATCAATAATATCTTCAAGAACTGTTTCAGCATCATTGCCTTTATACAAAGCATAAGATAGGGCATCTGTATCAGCAAATGCACCGCTTGATGCTCCCCCCGCCAATACTACATTCATACTTTGTAACAACCCTTCTTTACTATCATCATTAGTTAATGGTTTAATAATAGAAAGATAACTATTTATTGCTGTCGTAGAACTGGTAGTTGCATCATTTTTTGTTGACCAATCAAATTCCCTGATATACCCATCATTGCAACCAACAAGAAATTTTCTATATGTTTCATCAATTGCGGGATAAAAATATGAAGAAAATATACCGCAACTTGGGGGATAAGATTCAGGAAACCAACCTTTTGCAGTTAAATCATACCAATATCCTTCACAAGTGCCGTCTGCAAGTGTAGTTTTTGTAACCAAAATACCATAATTTACGGGGTCAAAAGATAATTTAACTCTATGTAAAGATTTATCTAAATCCCAATCTTTTACTAATTCCGGTAATTGAGTCTTTGATATATTTTCTGGCGGAGAAGTAGTTTCAGATATAGGCATACGATAAACACCATCATTTCCAAAGAAATAAAGATTGCGTTTATCATCTATACACCAAGCCCTGCTTCCCCATATTCCAGTAGTATCTGTTATTTGTGCTAATTGGCCACTTGCTAATGGGTCTCCTACCAAAAGCCATATAGAATTAGCACAACCAAAAATAAGTAAATCGTCTTTATAAGCAATTAAAGCTGTTAATATGTCCCCTAACACACCTACTAAATTATTAGCAAAAGATAATCCCGATAAATCCCCATCATTAGCATAATCATATTTAATCTTAAAAGGATTTCCTACTTTAGTCATATACCAAGCTTGTGGTCTTAAATCATCGTTGAATACTATTCTGCCTCTATATAATGCAATCAAAGAAGATGAACTTGGCATTGTGCCATAATTTGTAGTGTCATTACCAAATACTGTCCAATTATACCAATGGGGTGGTGTTGGCGCTGTTTCCGCAGCAGATGTTACAAATGAAACAGCATTACCTGCACTATTTGTTCCTGTTACTGTTTCGCCGGAAGAAAATGTGGCAGTGGTTGTTCTATAACCATATACATTTGCAGCAGCATTATCTGTTACACCATCAACATAATCAACTATCATTTGTGCGCCAGACGTCCCACCAGTTAATGTCATTCCAAATGTGCAAGGATTTGCGCCTGCGTCTGCTGTATTTATTTTTGTATTTACGGCATCTATAACTTTTTTATTTGTGCCATTAACTATAAATAGCTTTTGGTATGCTTCAATAGCTTCTAATGGTAAAATACATTCTACTGCACCATTTGCAGCCGTTAATTCTGACATTGTATCAACAGCAGATTCATACCATACTTGATTACCAGCAATACTAATCAGTTTTTTAGAATATGTTTTATCTGTTGGTGTTGCATAAGGAACTACTTGAATATCATTTAATGAAGCAGTAGAAGGAGATGCACTACGTTGTAAAAATAAACTTGAATTATAAACTTTTATATTGCCAACTGCTCCTATACAGTATATTTCATTATTTGAATTGCTGCCAAGTTTTGTTAAACTTATTGAAGTATCCACAGATTGTGGATTACTTCCATCCGAATCTGCCCAACTTCTTAATGTTGTTGAATCTGCTACTAAAACTAAAGATACACCGTTCAAATGATAAACATCTCTAACCGTGCTTCCTGCCAAACCTTTGGAAAATACCTGATTTCCAGAACCATTATAACAATAAAGAATAGAGCTGGTATAAGAAGTTAAATAATAACAAATACCAGAAACCGTCTTGGATGAACTTATGGCGTAACTATTCGCTCCCGAAGCAGCTTTTGTAGTGTACCCAACTTGAAGTGAACCATCTGTTAATTTCAAACAAGCTGCTTCGTATTGCCCAGACGCACCACCAAGAGTGCAAGCATTTATATTACCGGCCAAATCAAATGAAACATCTTTTCCTGTCGTATTTGTTCCAAATACAGTGCTTCTCCAAATAAGAGTTCCCGTATTAGAATATAAACTAATTCTTTTATTTGTATCCGCCACACCGTGAGCCACTGCTAAATAATCATTATTATTTACAGCCAGACCATTAACAGTAGCTCCCACATCAATAGAACCGTTTGTTCCCCAAGAAGTTACTGGTAAAATATCGGCAGTATAACAATAAACAGAACTCTCAATAGCAATATATAATCTATTTGTTGCAGAAGAATACGCTAAAGCATTTATAGTTCCAGATAAAGTATGACTACTTAAAGTTGAAAGAGTAGTTCCATTATCTAAAATTTTCCACAGATGTTTCCCACCAGAAATTGCCCCGCCTGTATAAATGATATTAGACATTTTAATCTACCGTTGTAATTGAACCTAACCAAACTATTATCGTTCCACCGCCGATTTGCTGACTATATGCTTTCTTTAATCCAGGCCTTTTGCCTAATCTAATACGCCGCTCAAGTGTATCACGAGGTCTTATATTAAGGCAATAACCGCTTGTTAAAACATTCTCTTTTGTTGCGGCCAGGCCTGTTGATTTGCCCTGAATTGGTAATTGTATTTCTTGATAAGCCATTAGTTCTTTTCGGCTTTCTTTAACAATCTAACAAATAATGCTTTCATTACAGGATAAAATATAATCCCCACTATAAAACCAATCAATCCAGCAACCATATAAACCTCTACTTTCTTTAAGGCAGGGAAGCCCTGCTTTTTACTTTATACCACGCAGTTTATTTATCTCTGTTTGTGTTAATCCACCAGCACTTAATTCTTTTGACACTGCTTTGGTTTTGAGCGTAGTTTTACTTTTTTTCTTTTGATTTATTAACCACTGTGCATAAGTCATTGGCAGTTGATTTTGACTTCTTAACTGTTTATAATAAACCAGATATTCGTTTTTACTACCATAAGAATCTTTATTTGTGAACCATCCCATAATAAACTCCTTCTATGTAGCGGTGGCATTTCCGCCCATTGTTGACCAACGTTCTCCATCCCACATAAGAAGCAAGCATTGTCCTTCTGTGCTTATTGTAAATGTTTCTGGGCTTGATGTATAATGCTTTGAAACACTTAATGTTAATGTTTTAGCGCCAGAATTGGTCTTATTAGCAATAAATACTTGCTGTCCTGCTTTCACACCATCCGGCACAGTAATTGTAACATCCGCAGCAGGGTCAGCAACAATAACAGGGTTATCTACCATAAACAAATTATCGTCTGTGCCCACCTTTAATGTGCAAGTAGCAATTACAGTTTTCTTACCTTTATCCAACATTCGTAACCATTCATATTGATTTCCAGCACTCATTATTTTACCTTTCAATAAAAATTAGATTCTACGGTTCTGTAAAAGATGTTCCTTCACCACTATAAAGATTGGTCAGGGAAAATTTTGAATTGTCTCCCCTCACATAATAGGATTCAAAATCCCCGCTAAACATATTTCCTAACACAGTTTTTGTTTCCTGACCTACATCCACTCTAATTAAATCTTGTGTCAATTTATGAGCAAGCTGTGTATGTATTCCTATAACATTCAATTCCTGTTGTTCTGCAATAGCAAAACAATTTTCCATAATAGCTTCTGTTGCTTTAATCCCACCTACCAAATAATGTGTAGTTGATTCTGGTTTTAACGGGTCTATTTTATAAAAGAATTGTAAAACATAAGACGAACTTGGCTCTCCATAAACCCAAAATTCATAGAAAGTGCCCGTTTCTAAATCATAATTTGATACCGTAACAGCATAATAAGAAGGTATTGCACATTTAACAGAACCAACCCTCAAATCAATAAGCTGCTCTGGTGTTATTTTTGTTAATTGATAACAACCATCTTCATCACTGAAAGAGGGGTCTGTAAGTATTTCCGAAAAATTCTCCGGCAAAGCATATTTCCACTTATTTGGCAGTAAATTTATTGTTAAATACTGTTTCAAAAAATTCCACAGATGTTCTTTACCAGTTTGGTCATCAACAGGATAAAGAAACTGACGATAACCACGAGCACAAATATCTTTAATAATCGCAGTTTGTGGGTCGTCTGTTTTATCAGTAATACTTTCATAAAACTTGCTTGGCTTCTGTTGATGCAGAAATCTTGCCAAAGCATTATAAAGCGCTTCATACGTCAAGGTAAGTTTAGCCATTTTATGTAACTCCTGCCGGTGATTGTTGAGGCATTACTGATAACAACTGTTCAACAGATATATCTGGCTCTAATACTTGCTGTGATTGCCTATCAATCTCAATTAAACTTTGCAGCATCTGTTGGGCTTTCGTTTCCTGATAACCCGCCTGTCCCGCTTGTAATTGTTCAGGTTTTTCTTGCAATTCAGCAGCAGCTATGCAGCATTGTAAAATTGTTTCTGCTGCAATAGCACCACCTACCAATAAATCAGTAGAAGTGTCTGGCTTATCAGGTATAAAGATATAAGTATAATAATATGTAAGAGCGGCATTAGGCGCTGGAAACATCCTTAATTCTTTATTAAGCCCCGTCTCTTTGTCAAATTTGCCATTTACAATAGAACAATATCTTGGTATAGCCGTTGCAACAGACATTGACCTTAAATTGGCAAGAAAAGATTCTGGCTTCAATTCAAGTGGCGGATAATTCTCTGCATTGTTAAACTTAAATCCAACCGCCAAAGAAACAAAATCGGGGGGCAATTCATATTTCCATTTACTATTTACCGTAGTAAGTGCCGCTTCTTTTCTCAAAAAAGACCATAAATAAATCTTTCTTGCCGCAGAATCAATAGGATAAAGAAATCTACGATAACCCCTATATGCTATATCTTTACAGCGAGTTAGGTCAGTCCCTGTTGGGGCTGTTCCGTAAGACGTTAATCCCAAGTATTCTGAAATTTTTGTATATAACTCGCTGAACTGCAAACTTAAATTACTCATTATATTTCCTCAAATAGCGTTGGAGCAGTTGTGAGCCAAGATTGGCCCACAACCCCCCAACAAGGAGACAGAAATTTCCGCCTCAATTTATAAAATATGTATTACTTGTCCAAGAGACCCCACAGTTGCAGAACCACTAACGGAGGATAAATCTCCCCTATTCTATCTTTTATAATCTTTGCCTCATCAACAGTAAGCTCCACAGCATCGTTTTGGTAAATCTTTCTGGCCAACTCACCTTTCTTCATCTTGTCCATCCCAGTATCTTTTTGAACAGGAGCAAGAAGAGCATTAACAAACGCCATACGAATTGTGGCATCCACAACCTCACCTGCCCCATCACTGTCTTTAAGATTTTGTCCAGCAAAATTGACCAGAGGTTTTGTTACATCTAAAATCATAGTTCTATCTCCTTTCAAAAAAGAACTTCGAGGGCAAGAACGCCTTGCCCCCAAAGTCATTAACTTTAACTCGTTGTATTTCCACAAGGAATATAATAAGTTGTATAACTTCCTGCTGTTCCAACCTTAAATGCAATCTTCCCTGATGTAGTAACAGATGCAGCACTTGTCAATGCAATATCCGCAGCCGCCTGTGCAAGGAACATACCGTCTGGATGGTCGCCATTACCATCACAGATAAACACCATCATAAAGTGGCTGGCGGCAGTTGGCCCTGTTTGTAACTCATCCCGTATGCACAATGGAGCAACCCATTTAGCACTTGCAAGAGATTGGTCTGTCCATAAGCCAACTTCCAAAGCACAAAGATTGTCTGCGTGTGTGCCACCAGTAACGTTCGTCCAAATACCAACGGCATTACATTTACCTGCTGCTGTGCCACTAATAGTAGCTTGAAAATAAGCTGCAAGCCCACCACCTTCACTATATCCGCCAGCCGAAACTGTTGCCTCACAATCAAAAGCATTAAATAAGCCGCCAGTCTGCGCAGAAGTAACATTGATTCTATTTACAACAATAGCACTTGTGCCTGCAACAGCGACACTTAAAGCATCTCCTGTCAATTCCTGATAAATAAATTCTTTTGGACAAAGCCGAGCAAGAATCAATCCAGGTGTGCTATCAAGAGTAGCATTAGTTTCCATTGCAATAGCAACAGGACGTGCTTGTGTTGCGGAAAGTGGCTGGCCAAAATATTGTGTAGCACTTATAATTGATAATACTGTTTTGCCAACTGTGCACTCAACACCCGCTCTAACTGGCACAACAGCCCCATTAGGAACATAAATATCAAGAACACAAGGGCCTATTTGGCCTGCTTTCTTTGTTCCAGCAACAACACCTGCAAACCATAAAAGATTATCAGCAGCAGGATTTTCTACTCTAATATACTTACCTTCATTCAATTCCCCTTCAGCAGTCGTGCCTTGTTCTGTTTTGGCAGCCGCTAAAGTTGCAGCACCATAACCAGTCCGGTTATCAGTTGTATCAAAATTATAACAAACTGGCATACCTTCATATATGGTGCTTTCGCTTTCATAATATACGGCCTTGACTTCAGCTTGTGAATCATAAGCCCAAGTAATAGCGTGAGCCATTTTTATAACCCTTTCACTTTTGGTGGAATTAACTCTGTAATCCCAAACATATTTCAATTTTCATATCTATTTAACTATTAACTCGTGGGGCGGTCGCAGATAAGGTATCCTGCATAGCGTGGACTTCTTGAAGACCACCATTGGCCAACCCAATCAAGAAATCTATCTGTTACCAAGTGTCTGTTAGTTGCATCCGCCTCTGTCATTTTGAAATCCCAACCATTAAGCACAACAGGATACAAAATGCGATGATTGATACCAAAAATTGGGTCTTTGCCATAAATAGAATCTCGTTGAGTATCAAGAACATCAACATAAACTACTGGAATCCCACCAGGCAAAATTGGTCCAGTTGTCGGAAAATATCCGGCAGTATTCGGCTGTGGCCCAACATTAGCATTTAATTTAAGATTGAGGGCATTTAATGTTTTAATAACATTCTTGTTAGTATAAACTACATAAGTAACTGTTGGAACATTATGCCCTGCAATCATAATAGGGGGTTGAAAATGCTGCACTAAATTTGCTTCATCAAGTATTGAATATAATGATTCATCGAGAACCCCTTGATGGTCGGCAAAATAATTAGCATATTCTGGATTAACGGTTGCACTTGAAGTTAATCCCGCTTTATCAAATGCCGTTCCAGCAGCATCACCCGTATTACTTGCATCATTATATCTGGCACGATAGCCCGTATATCCGCCTGTGCTTGCTAAAGCCCCCATTGAAATCCAATTTGGAATACTATATATACTATCAACATCAGAAGCACTTGCAAGACCTGTCCAACTCCCTAAATAAATCTTATCAATAACTTCTGCCATAGCTTTGTTATATTGAAGCTCAACAACATCAAAAATCTGTTCGGCAGCTTCTGCGGTTTTATTGGCGTCCATTTCAATTTTATTAAAAGCCATTGCACCTTGACAGTGTTTTATATTATCAAGCTCATAAGTCTTGGTAATGTTCTTGATAACTACACTATCTTCCGCCCATATATTTGTAAATCCTGCGTTGCCAACAGTGCCAGTAGTAATAGCACTTTTTAATTTACGTCCACCTATCTTTTTTACGTTTGCCGCAAACCCAGTATTAAAAAACTGATATGTTTGATAAGCAAAAGATAAAGGTGGTTGTTTTTCCAACCAATGCTCTAATGTGGCATTGATTACATCTCTATTATAGTCAATCGTAGGCAAACTCATTGAACACCGACCCTTTCACGTTATTAAAATACTATATTAACATTATCCTTCCTTACCTTGTGAACTTAAAATATCACGAATAGCATCAATGCCTTCTTCTCTGTCATTAGCATAAATCTTTTTACTCTCTTTGGCAGTTCGAGGGCCTGATAATTTCTTTTCGTGATTTTTAAGGTCTTTAATCAAGTCCCTTTGTGTCCGTTCCTTTAGATATTTGCCTTTATATGTGTAAAGAGCATTGGCCATAGCGTCATCTATGCTTTGCCCCGACCTCATAAAAGGCACTGCAAAACCGTATAACTCCGACCTGGCTTTGAATTGTGGACTTGTAGGAATCAGTTGTCCTTTCAAATTGCCCGCAGGATATACCGGCATATCTTTTCTTTGCCCAAATTCCTTAAATTCTTTACTCAAATCATCCATCAAATCATCTGCTCGTTTAAGTGTATTTGCAGTATTATTTGCTTCTCTTTCTGTTCTTATTTCATCTGTCAATGTTTTAACACTATCTATGCCGAGTTTTTCTTGTAATTTAGGCAACAACTTTTCAAGCAAAGCATCAACGTCTTTATCTTTCTCAACGTCAGTTTCAGATTTTACAGAAGAATCAACTTTAGCGCCTTCTTTTGTTTCAGATTTATCTTCCGGCTGTTCCACACTTGACACCAAATGCGGCACTAATTCTAATAATTCGTCAGGAGTTTTATCTTTAACAAATAACTCAATATCTTCATCTGTCCATCCAGCACTTATTGCGGCGTCTATAAACTCATCAGGACTTTCTTCAGATAATTCAGGAGATTCTACTTTTACTCCAATACCCAATTTATCTTTAATAGTCCCTATAACTCTATCTTTGAAAGATTTTTCTTTTTCAGGTTCAGATATTTTATCTGTTTCTAAAACTTTAGTTTCATCTTGTTTTACATCTTTTGTTTCCGCAGCGGATTGAACAACATCCGCCTCTACATTTTCTATGCTATCCGTCATTTTGTCTCCTTATCTTTACATTTCTCACATTGGCGTTGTGCAGGCGAGATTTTATAAAAAAGTTTCTTGCATTTTTCACAAGCAACTCTCTTAATACCAGCATCACTTAAAATTTCATACACAATTTCTCTTACTCTTTCTTGTGTAAGATTGACGTGAATGTCCTCTTTTTTCCCAGTTTGAACCATTGCCTCAACTAAACTATTAGCATCAGGATAATCAACAACACAAATAGGGCATTTACCATTTACTAACGTGCCTTCACGAAATCCGCCGCCACAAATTTTACAAACATTTTCCATTTTTGTCTCCTTTAATCCTTATATTTTTTCAAATATGCTTTAATCTGTTTCTCATATATTTTACAATGTTCCACAATTTCTGGTCTTGGCGGCATATCAATATCCCAACCAGTTTGCCAAAACTCATCACAATCAAAACATTGCCAAACCAAAAGATGATTTTTTCTCAATTCACTATCAGTATGATCAACCACATTTTTACTTTTACACTTTGGACATTTCATTTTTGTCTCCTAATCGAACTCTACCCAACCTTTTTGCTTCAAAAATCTTTTTTTGTCTTGCCTATTTTTTATAACTGGCAAATAACAACCATTATGCTTTTTCCAATCAAAGCCAGGATGTTGTTGCCTTGCTTTATTAACTTGTTCTTCTGTTAAAAGTGCTGCGGGATATAACCTCGTCCCAGTCGAGCCGTCAAATTGATATTCCCTCATCTGGCTATCAATTGTCCCCGCCTTGTGGTCTGCAACAAAATCGTGAATAATTCTGCCGCCACAACCACATTTTCTTGTTCTAATCTTTTTCTGTATTGGCAAAAATTGTTCGGTTACTTCACCGCAAGACAAACATTTCAGTGTGTAGATAGGAATTTTATATCCCCTAATTTAATTGTTTCGTTATGCCCCACCTACAAGGAAATAACGGAGAACGGCGGCAGCATCATCCCCCTTAACTCGGATGCCAGGCATAGCAGTAGCATTGGGATTGATTGGCACACAATAACCCTCTCCCGACTTGATATATAAATGTGAATCTGTAAGAACAGGGTCTCCTGTTGTTGCACCTAATTTAACGTAAAAATTACCACCAACCGCTTCCATATAAATAAAGAACCCTTTACCAGCAGCTATATCCCCTAAATCAAGTGTAGCAGATGCAGTGCCAAGAACGGGACATTGTTCCAATGCTTCCGTTGGAGTTACTCCAACAGTAGTTTTATTTGCAATAATTCTATCCTGGTTTGAACCACTTAAATCTATCACTTGTGTTAAACTTAAACTTGCCGTCATTTATTACCTCACTTTCTATGATTAAACCATCCTTTTATCCAAATGTAGAAATACAGAGGATTGAGGATTAAGAAAAACCATTGTTGATAATACCATTCCATAATTACCCATAAGGGCAAAGATACAAAACCAAGAAAATATCCCCATTTTGCTTTTTTTCGACTTATTAAACAAGCCGTCAACAAACTTGCTATTGTTGTCAGTATTTGAAGAACAGTCCCCACCGCAGTCCTCATCCATTTTACTTATTCCCTTTTCTCATTTTACGTTTAAGATATTTTGCTCGTGCCGTTTTCCAGTAACTGGAGCCTGCGACCGCTTCTGGATTAGTTGCGCCCCCCGCAGCAGCTCTTTCTTTTATCTCTTCAAACTTTTCTGTGGTCATAATAGATTGAGGTTTTTGTTTTCGTCTCCATTGTATCATTTTTCTCGAAATTTTAGCCATTTTGTTTCCTTCTTCTTCTTATTGCAATTTTTGCTCTTAAATGTGAGGGGCGCCATCCGCGTTTATACGCCTGTGCAAATCTTTCAAATCTATCTCTTGCACCTTCAGAACGAAATGTTCTGACCTCGCCTGAACTCATTTTTAATTTATTGCGTCCAATACGCATATTATTTCCTTATCTGAAAGGATAAGTTATTTCCTAACCAAAAGGATAGGCATCGTTACAAAGTGCCGTTAAATCATCACCATCTTCCGCAGGAAAATATAATCCTTCAATGTCTTCAAAAGTTAAATCCCCAAAGTCCATTTTGATTTTCCTCCAAAATTTGACAAATTTCATTTTACACTTTCTTGTTCTGGTAACACCATCGGGCCTGTTGGCTGCGTTCTTTCTTGTTGTTGCTGCAAATTCGCCTGTCTGCTTGCCAATGTCGCTCCGGCCTTATCATTTCCCTGTCCTTTATTACTTTTCATAACAAAATCAACATCGGGGGATTCATTTGGCAAAACACTCTTATACCATAATTGAAAACTTTCAATCCCCCCATAATCAGCAAGTAGTTTATCAACCACTGGAAAATCAATAGAAGAACCTTGCTGCATACGCAACTGCATAGTCGGAATCATCCAAGCCGTCATAAGTTGATATAATCTCTGATACATCAATTCAGGAGTAGTTCTTTGTGTGCTATATGGAATTACTTTTAACAAAAAACTTTCAAACTCGGCAGATTTTTCTTTGCTTGTAAAATATACCGGCATTTCATAGTCATTAAGACCAGGAATTTTAACTGTATCTAAAATCTCTATATAGGTATTAGGCGTCTGTCCCACCGCCCAAGACCACTTATTCAAAATAGATGTCATCCATTGATGAAATCTTGTATAAAAATTATTAACAATCCGACTTGCATTTGCAAATATAAGCTGTTCTTGCCCAAGTGTATTTGCCTCTGCCCCCGTCCCTCTCATAACTTCTGCCGGTACTCCAGATTTAGTAAATTCAGTTTCGGCAAAAGCCATCCATTGATAATTCTGTGGAGAAACCCCCCCAAAAGAAAATGTTTTAACAGCGTCCATTCCGTGAGCAATTACAACATTCATATTCTTGTTTTTAAGGGCTGTTTCAGCCGCATCTTTTGCGTCTGCGTCTGCAACAATTAAATTCTTTTGAGATTCAGCTTGAATCCTTGCTGTTTGTGCCATTATATTCATTGTTACATCAAGGTCATACCAGTCCCAGGCCGGTGGCAGCGGAATTGGTATCCCTGGCAGATATTTATACCCAAGTTTGTCATAAGGTGAATCACCAGGCCCATCCCACTCTATTTCTCGTAAAATTACAGCTTTATGCCCCATAGGCATAATAGTTACAATCGTTTTTTCTTTTTTGAGGTAAATATCAATAAAAGTGCTATACTCTTCTTCTGCAAGACGGTTAAAATCAAAAGAACCTGCCTTTGCCACAATCTCTTCGTTACTATATTTAGTAACTAATTTACAATCTGGTTGAATAAAATCAGCATATTTATTGCCAAATAAATCTTTTGCATATTCTGTCGGTAATTTATAAATATCTCCTTCTATTGCAAAATCCTTTTGACGTTTTGCTGATGGGTCTCCAATATAATCACAAGGTTCTATAATTACAACTTTTGGAATACCCACTTTTATTTGTTCATTTTTATAATCCACAATTCTATCATATTCAAAAAATGTTCGTGCAATGGCCATACCAAACATTGACGCCGTTGCACCAGGAATAAATACCTCATCAGCAAAATTATTTTGTTCAATAAGATGATTCAAAACTAATTGTCTTGCACGGGCATAGTAACGTAATTTCGGTGCTTTTGGTTCTACTAATACTTTTGGATTGCCTTCACACAAATAAGATACAACAGTTGATACACCACGATTCATTAAGTTAATTAAATGCCATCGGGCATATCCTTTATCAAAATAACCGGACGCCCACAATCTTGTTAATCGCTGTGTATGGTCTAAAGCACCTTCCCATTTTTTGCCCCAAGCCGCAGCAAGTGTCTGAAGACGCGCCTCATATCTCTGTGAGATGTTTTTCTCATCAATTATTTTATTAGCATTTTCTATCATTTAATACATCCAAGTTTTTGAAGTTCGTTGAATTTCCTCTTGTTCATCTAACCACCGATTCATTCGTCCCAAAAAACTATTTGCGGGTATAGATGTAAATCTTTCGCCTTCTCCTTTTTGTTGGTCTCTTGTTCCCAATATACACAATCCTGCCGCAATTACCCTGTCTCCGTGTCTTTCTCTTGCTCCCGTCCCTTCATCCATCTTACTTGATAGTTCTGCGTCCTTCCCCCTCTCCGCAAAAATATAGTCAAACAATTCATCAAGTAAGTCCTTACTATGAATTATAATTGCTTTATAATTCTTTTTCTCTTTAATCCCCTCCGTCAAAGCAATACTTAACTCTTGAAGCAAATCCGGTTTACTTTGTGTATTAGACCGCCAGCCAAGTTTCTTTCCTTTCTTTCGGGATTTTTCATTCTCTCTTGTTTGAACATAAACATTTGAATATCCCAGCCATTTAATTCTATTGCCAAAATTTACCCCTTGCCCACCATTATTTTCCCAAATTAAAAGTGGTTTCCGGCAACCACCAACCCAATGAGCAGAGGCAACAACTAAATCAGCAAAATCTTCTGGTTTGGTGTTTGGGCAGGCCCACTCACCAACTTGTTCCATTGTATTAACATCGTAAAACTCTGCAACAGAATTGGAACTGCCAAGTCCCCAAGAAATATCACTGGCAATTATGTAATTATGAAATTGACTTGGCCTGCCATTTTTTAACTGCCCCCACCATTTAAGCCGTTTCTGCCCCAACCCAGGCCAGAACTTAATAACTTCAGTATCAACCTTCCCGCTTGACAAACGGTCAAAAACAACCTCTCCGGCAAAATCTGGCGGCCTAATAAACTTCTCTTTTATAGTAGTAAGAACAGCAACATCAAATACTACGTCAGAACTGCCTATTGGTGTCCGCCAAACATTACAAAGAAAATCTCGTTTCCCTCTTTTCTTTTCCTCAATATCGTGCCAGGGGCTACGAACTCGCCTTGATGCGTCTGCTGGCAAATTTTTACAACCGTCCCAAACAAACAAAGATTGATACTTTTCCGGCAAATCTTCTTGTTTAAGAATTATTCCCAATCAAGACTCCGCATATTTTAATAATTCTGGGTAATTCTTCTGATAATACTCAATATCAATCAACTCTACTTCACCAGGCGAATTACTCGTATAAAGCCCTTGATTCTTCCCATCAGGATTTTCCCACCAATCAAAGGTTATTATTTCCAATCCTGGCCGATGTAAAACTTGATTAAAAGTATGGTTCAACCCCAGCCAGTGAGTCGAGTTGTAAATCACACAATCCGTAACATCGTGAATAGACCCTTCTATCGAATCAGCAATATACTTATCCACTCGCCCAAATTCATCAAGAAGCATTGAAGTCCCACGACTTCCAGCGCTAAAACTCTCATTTGTAGTTTCACCATTTATTGTAGAACTGTTGGGAACAACTCGAAGAAGCATATCTTTACGATAAATAGACCCGTTGTTGACATTTAATCCCATCCAAGACGGCAAATACTCAAAAGCATTATCTATCTTGGCAAAAATTGTATAATCGTCTCCTATTGTATCTACTAATTTTTTTGTTCGTGAGCCAACAATAAAATTTCTCTTTTTGTATAAAATCGAATGTGCGGCATAAATCTTGGAAACAATCTCTGTTGCACCCTCCTCTCTTGCTTTATCTATCCCAACATCCTTACCGATTTTAATACATTGGTCTATCTTCTCAACAGCAAAAATCTGTTTTGGCCGCAAAATAAACGGCTTCAAACTCTCACTCGGCGGTTTTCGGGGATTCAGCGTCCAAAAGAGAGCATTGAACATCACTGGCAGATAATCTCTACACGTTTCCAGAAACCATTGTTGCAGGTCTTTACTTTGACTCGCCAGTTTATGAAAATCTATACGGAATCGTATATTGTCTTCTAACCCTGTCGGAATCAAAGCAAAAAACTCTTTTCCTGTAAGAGTCTCAAAATTCATTTATTAAATCCAACAGAACTTTTTGGTTGCATTTCCCACTCGTGCACATCACACTTCTGAAGAGTATCCTCCCTGTTGTAACAAACTTCATACTTAATCTCTTCTGGTGTAATCACAATCGCAGTTATCTTCCCAGAGATGCCGTAAAAACCAACATCCTGCCCAACTTTATACAATAAAACGTCCAATAATTTCTCTGCCGCTGCCGGAAGGCTCATTTTATCTCCTTTGATTCAACACGCTTCCGGCCCGGCAACATCTCAAATAACTCACTTATCTTGCCTTCGACGTCAACATTTATAGATTCTGATTGCGTTTTCTTCGTGCCGGAAAAGTATTGTGGCATCCTTGTTTCGAGTAATTTTGCAAGAATAGCAGTATCAGGAACATATCTTGTTTTTACTTTCGTCCTAATGGGGATAGGTTCTTCTAATTTATTCCCTAAAATATCACTATCGCTATAAACCGTCTCTCTTTCCTCAAATCCTGCCCCAGTCGCCGCCTTAAATGCCGTAGCCACAAGATAGACGTTTGCCAGTTTTTTGCCAACTTCGCACGCTTCTCGAACATCTTGATTGTTTTGTTTCAGATTCTTTAGGAAATTTTTGGGAGATTTTCCTGAATAACCCACCACAATTCCTATATCCGCTTCAGATAAACCTAATCCAAGCAAATTCTGAATAACAGGCAAAAGTTCGGGGGAAAACTTCCTATGCTTTTTTAGGGATACAACTCCTTCTTTGGTTTTCTTTACTTGGTCCGCTTTATTCACAATATCCCCCAAAAAGTAACCCACCTCCACGTTTGTTTTCTGGCGGCCAGTCAACGTCCCGAACTTGTTTTTTCAAACAATCGTTACAGAAAGCATACCCGTTATTTTCCCAACGGTCTTCTCTTCTCCGAAACTCCCTTGAATCCTTGTTCTTTTTACACGCTTGACATATCATAATTTTTCATAAACGGATGAATCTTAATATGACAATCTAAACATAAAGTAATACAATTTTTATCACATAATCTTAATTTGGGGAATTTTGTCCATTTTTTAATATGATGAACGTGCAACATCCCACCGGTTTTGCCACAATTAACACAGGAAAAGTTATCTCTTTTCAAAACATTCAGTCTAAAACAAATATATCTTTTGTCTTCCCGATTTAATACAATAGGATAATGTTCAGTTTTGAGTTGTTCCGCCCGCCGAGTGCCTTTCTTTTCCCATCTTTTATTCTTTTTTCTACTCCACGCACAAATTTCTTTTTCAGTAACTTCCCCCACTTCATTGATAATGGCAGGTAAAGCAAATCCCGCTTTTTTCATTGCCACGGCAGTTGCTCTTTTCCACCTTTTGCCCCCTTTAACTGCTTGTGGCCGTTTCCAATCATAGGATTTCTTCATAATTTGTTATTGACCCATAACTTACATTTTAATTCATACTGTTTTAGTAGGAATTGAACTTCCAGTGCAGGTTTTTTATTTCTGTACTATCTATCAGGGTAAAGGTTATATGAGAGAGAAACCCCTGACTTATATGCTATTGCTTCTCTTTAATTTGTAATAGCGAGGTAGGCCAAAGGTCTTATAGGCGGCAAGCCGCAGAGTATTGACAGAAACTCCTACTTTGAGAAACCTGCTTGAAAAACTCATTTTTTCACCATTACAACGGTTCTATTTATCGCAACCTCACTTAAAGAGCTATGTCTTAATTTATCTTCTGGCATTATAAGCCAATGTTTATTGTCTAACCAATGTATTTGGTTGTCAATTTCTCTGAATAGTTGTTTTACAGTTTTTATCATTGGTAACAATACCTCAGCTTATTATCGGCTCACAGTCGGTGCAAATCTCTTTCGCCCACGCCTCGGCACCATCACCCTCGTAGATGTGTCTGCCGCACAACTTGCAGAGACATCGTTGAGTGGAACGTTGAAAATCACGTTTTAATCTCTCTGGTGATAATGTTGACAATTTTTGAATATGTTCTTCTGATTCTTGCATTTTGTCTCCTTGTAATAAACTAAAATACTATCTTCCCCCATTACTAAATACGCTGTAAATCCTGTTTTGTTCACAATAATCTTTAAGAATTATTAACAATATACTATCCTGCCATTACTAATACGACAAAAGTTTGTATTTTGTTTGCAAAAATCAACAAAAATGTGTTAAAAATTTATTTTTTATTTTCCTGATATTTTCTGATAATTATGTGAACTTACCTGAATATCTGTCGTATTTAGTAATGGATAGAGACCTTATTTTAGTGTAGTAGTTTTATAGCAGTAAATTGGATTGAAACAATGAAATGCCCCTATTGTAATGTAATAATCCCTTTAGATTGCGATGTCTGTGTAGTTTGTTGGGACAATCTGCCTATTGGTGAAAGGGAAGATTTAGTTGTATATGACGAAGAGTATGAAGATGATGATTTTGGCGATGAGGTAGAAGATGAAAATTTGTAAAGACTGTTTTTGGTGGGATAGATATAGGGGAAATTACGGATATTGCCAGGAAATAAAGGAAGATAATAATTTTGGTGATTATGTTGGTTATTGCTTTGATGATAATTTTATAACAAGAGAAGATTTTGGTTGTGTTTTATGGGAAAAAAGTGAAAAAAGTAATGAAAACCGTAATAAAGACGTTTGCTGAATTTGTTGTCTGGTTGAAAATCAACTGGAAAGACCTGATGGCTATTGACTTTGAGACTACCTCTCTTGGCTATCTGGAAATGGAACTTGTGGGTTTTTCTCTTTATAATGGGGAAAATGCCTGCTATGTGGATATGCTTGGAATAGGCCAGTTTGATTTGTCCTCTTTTTTCAGCAAAAACCAGGTTCTTATAATGCACCACGCACCTTTTGATATGGCTTGTCTGAAAAAGTTCTTTAACATAACTGATGGTTTCAAACCCATTTGCACACTTATTGGGGCAAAGTTAATAGACGAAAACCGTGTAGGTAGAGAACCATACACCTTAAAGACTTTGGCAGTAGATTGGTTGAAGATTCCAGCAGACCAAGTTATGAAGTGGGAAAAAGCAAAGGATTTTGGGTATCAGAGCCAAGAATGGTATGACTATGGGACTAATGACGCTATATGGACTTGGGATTTATGGCAGTATGAAAAGTCAGAATTAGAGGAGGAAAAACTTGACTACCTATTTAATGATGTAGAAATGCCTTTTCAGTTTGTTTTAAGAGATTTGGAAACAAATGGGGTTTTGATTGACCAGATGAAACTTCATAATTTTAAGCAAACTGTCAGATTAAAACTAATAGAGATTGAGGCGGAAATGTTGAAGGTCTTTGGGATGCAGCATTACTGCCAGACAATGTTATTTGGTGAAGGTAATGAACTGATAAGTCCTATAAACTTTGACAGCACACGGCAATTAGTTGACCTGATTGAGTTTAAGCTGGGTTTTAATGTTGATACCTATACACGGCCTACATCGAGGTTTCCAGAAGGTCAGAAATCAGTAGCACGGGAGTATGTGGTAAAAATGTTGGGGAAGCACCCGTTTTTTGAGTTGCTTTATAGGCGGGGAAAGCTTCAAACGCTTTTAACCACATTTATAGAACCGTGTCCTAACTTTATAAGTAAAGACGGCAAAATTCGACCTGATTACCATTTAGTCAGAAGTGGTCGTTTAAGTTGTTCCAAACCTAACCTTACTAATCTCCCAAACCCGAAACGTGAGAAGTTGGAAGTAAATTATAGGGAAATCTTTATTCCAGAGAAGGGGAATGTGTTTGTAAAAGCTGACTTTTCGGGGCAGGAATTAAGGAATCTGGCTGAAGTATCTGGTGATAAAAGAATGAAGGATATTTTCAAAAGAAACCTTGATATGCACCTTATATCCGCCAATGACGAAGGTATATTCAATCTGGGACTTTCTGAATCAGATATGACTATTGGGGGTGAGACCTATAAAGATGTCTGTGTTAAATTTGAGAAAGAGCGTTATTTAGCAAAGAATGGTGTTAATTTCCCAATAGTTTATGGGTCTAAAGAATATGGTATCTCCCGCAGATTGAACGTAAGTGTCTGGGAAGCAAGGAGATGGATAAAAAGGTTCTATAAACTTTATCCTGATGTCCAGAAAGCAATAACCCAGACGAAGATTGAGTTGGAGAAACAGGGATATGTTACCACACTTTTAGGTAGAAAACGAAGATTCTTTGATTATAGTGGCCTTTCCAAACGAGAACAGGCGGCGGCATTAAGGCAGGCGTTTAATCATAAGATTCAAGGGTTGTCTGCTGACCAGGCAAAAATTGCAGCAAGCAAAGTTATGTCTATTCTGAAAGAATTTGGTGCAGAATTGAAATTGTGGGTACACGATGAGGTCGTATGGTCATTACCAGAGGCAATGGCAGAGGCATTTGCCAAGAGAGTTAAAACTATAATGGAATCTTCGTTGGCGTTATCTGTGAGTGCTGAAGTGGATGTGTCCATCGTAAGAAGTTTTGGAGAGTAAAATGAGATTACAAGAAATTTTAGACATTCAATATGGTGTTCAACAAGGATTTAGGGTAGCTTTTGAAAGGTATGGTGATGGTTTTTTGAGGTCGGATTATTACCCTGATAGAGGGGAACTCCCAATTCCTTTTGAAGAAGAAGCGTGGAAAGTTGCAGAAATTTTAGCAAAAATTCTAAAAGGGAAAGCGTGCAATTTCTATGTGGTAAAGAGTGAAGACTGGACTCCCGTAAAAAATTATAAAGAAAGAGAAATAATTAACAGGTAAAAATAAGTGGCAAGTAATGTAACCGAAAATGTCTATCTAACCACTTATTAGACAAGGGATTATAGCAAAATAAGAAGTAAAAATGTTCAACAAAATGAAAAGTGAAGCAGATTTTTGTGATGAAGTATCAAAATTGATTGCGGGTATATTTATTGGAACTAAAAAAGAGAATGTTGTTTTTGTGCCAGAAGTTCCAATAGATTATTTCAGCAACAATCAAATAGATATGCTTTTATTAGATGTGAAAAATTTGGAGTATTTGTGTCTTGAGTTTAAGTTAAAAAATTATAAAGCGCTTATTAAACAAATTAGTAATGCGCAAGGAAAAGGGATTCCAGTTATTGGTATAATCAATAACAAACCAAAAAAAGTTTGTTCTTATGAATCTATTTTAGATTATTTACCAGAGGAACGAAAGATATTTAGTTATACAGGCAAAGATGATGAATTAGAATTATTGGGTGATAATGAAAAAGGATTACTATGTCCGCATTTTTGGCAATCTATTTATTATAGTAAAGGAATGATTTATTATTGGGCTTATAAAAACGAAAAAAATAATTTTCGTGGTGGTATTACAACTGGGAACAGAGATGGTTTTGCTAAAATCTATATGCAAGCAATAAAAAACTTACTCGCATATTATGGCAAATTAGATTTTATGCTAATACACAGTTGTTTGAACAGTGGTTATAGTTTGGCCACATCCAAAAAATACTATCAAAGGTGTGTAAATTCATAAACATAAGGAGAAATCAAATGCGGATAGCTGTAATAGGGTCAAGAACTTTTAATGATTATGAACTAATGGCCACTTATTTGAATATGATTAGATGTGCCCAAGCTGATGAAGTAGAGATAATCTCTGGCGGGGCAAGGGGGGCAGACCACCTTGCGGAGAATTATGCCGCAAATTGGGGTGCTGCTCTTACTGTATTCAAACCAGACTGGGACAATTTAGGGAAGTCGGCAGGGTTTGCAAGAAATCAAACCATAATTGATGCCTGTGATATGGTTGTGGCTTTTTGGGACGGTAAGTCAAAGGGGACACAAGATTCCATAAATAAGGCAAAAATAGCCAAAAAACCGACACTTTTAGTGTATTTTTGAAAAAGTGGGATACTTTAATTTCACGCCCCATAATAATAAAGTTCTATGCTGAATAATCTACCAAATTGATTTTTAGTATATCAAATAGGATAACTAAAAAACTGCTAAAGAATTTCTAAAAATACTGCAAAATTTATCAAATAATAAGGAATCTACTTATGAGAAGAATAAAAAGGGGGTCTAATTGGGATAAACTTGTAAAGTGGTATGAAGAACAAGGTCTTCAGGGATGGGAAGAATGGTGTTTGATGGTAGTCGTAATAACAATGGTGATTATGATGATACGGCTGTTTTTGGTGGGATAGGGTCGGGCCGCCTCTTTTGGGCTTTTGAATGTGTGTTTTTGCTGTGATAAGAGCAGTTATAACAAGACAAAGTGTCGGCCAGACCTCCGCCGCACTTAAAGAAAGGAAGTTATGATAGACTGGAATAGATATAAAAGTGCCTTTTGGTTCTTAATGGGATGTTTATATTCGGATGTGTTGATACTGATATTTGCTTATTTGAGAAAATAATGGGGAAAATATGTGGAAATTTAGCGGGATATTACCACCCCCACTATCCTTTCTTACTTCGGGCCTACCTACCGGGGGTCGCCGGTAGGTGAGGGACAGGATACCACCGTGGGATAACATCCCTGTTTGGGATAACATCCCTGTTAATGAACAAAACCCTGGCGAGTGTCGTAGTAAGTGATATTAACCTCTCTACTTTTACGGCGAACAATGACAAAAGCAAGGATAAAAGAGCCATACGTTCCTAAAGGCAGAGTCTTCCCATCTGTGTCTAATGATGATAAGAATAGACTCTTGAAAGCAATTTTGTATATAGAGAAGGATACATCCCTATTATAGGGTATAATCAGCTTAATAATAATAATCATAAGAGGCGGCGGCTCAAGAGGTTATAACAATCTTCAATAAATTTTTAAGAATATATTTGCATTTCGTATTAGCTGTGGTATAATTTAAGTAGAGTTTTGAGTAGTTCTTTTACAAGTAAATAGTGGTTAGCAGGAAGGGGTGAAAGATGGGATTAACAGAAATTGAAGTTGTCTTGTTGTTATTAGTTTATGTGGTTTTGACTTGTTTAAGTTGAAGGGTGAAAAAATGAGTCGTGAAATTATGCAAATAAACCAAAATTATTTAGAATGTGAAAATGCTAAATGGACTGACAAAGGTTATGGGAATATATTGAGCTGCACAAAGACTGGCAAAGAATTTCCGAAAAACAAAAAATACTGTCAAACCTGCAAATTTTTTGAAGGTGACTTGGTGCTGAAACATCTAACATCAAACCAATAGCCGACAGCCGAGCCTATTAAAGGAATAATGGGTCAGGCCGTATGCTAAACCAAAACAGAGTTTTAGATTGAGAGAGTAGAAAAATGAAACGTAAACCGACAAAAAAACAGATTGAATGGGCCAAAAAGATAATACGTTCTGCCCCTGCCGAGAAACTCACTAAAGTCTTTGTAAAAGTAAATTAGCCAACAGCCAACCATTATTAGCCCCGCACGGCTCATCGGTTCAACTCCGATAGCGGGGCTTAAATTAAAGTGGTGATGTTTGGCCGCCCTTGCCAGTTCAGGTTAAACTGTCTGAAAAGGAATCGAAAACAGCAGAAATTCACAAAGATTGGGGCGGGTATGGTATTCTTGCTCCCGATTTTAGGGATTATAACAATTAGTAGATAATCGTTTCATTTTTCACTCCTCCTAAACCAGTTTTGCCGGTTCTGGGGTAAACAAAAACCGGCGGGAATTATATGAGAGACATTAAAGAAGCCAGAAAAGAATTAAAGCGTGTTGGTTGTAGCAAGGCCGAAGGGGATGCGCTGCGATTTATGTATGCCAATCTTATAGCCTTTCAGTGGCACTTAATCAATTCAAGTTGCAGAATTGATTGGCCTGTATCGGAAATCTATCAGGAACTTGGCAAGGTTGCTGATAACAAAATACAGGAAAGAGCAAATCAAATTTTAGCAAATCGCAGGGGAATAAAAAACGGAAAACTGGAATTATAAGAAATAAATTTGCATTTGGCAAAAAATGTGTTATACTTTGTATAAGAAGGAAATAAAATGAACAAAGAAATCTGGTATCTGTTTATTATGATAACGTTGATTCTGTGGTAGAGGGAATTTATGCTGAAATTGGCTAATCAAAACTGGATAGCGTTCCTGCTACATTATGACTTAAAAGAACTGCGCCGCAGACAAGAGGTAAATCGGCAGCAACTTGAGATAGCAGCTAAATTAAGTCGGCCAGACCAAGATGAATTGATGTTTGAGCTGCAAATGATGGCAGATAGTTTGATAGAGGCAATACTTCTAAAAGGGTGAAAAAATGAGCAAACGATACCAAATACAAGTGAGTCAAAGGGGGCACTCGTGGACGATAGAAACGACTGATAATTTTATAGAAGCGGATTTGCTTTTAGAGGGTTACCTTAATCTGGAAATTTACGATGATGTTGAAATTGTTGACAGTTTAACAAAGACAATACTTTGAGTGGCAAAAAATGCAAACCTGGGATGTAAAAATTCGTTGCAAGGATTGTGGTAAACAATTCAAACTGATAGGCAAACAATGTGAGGACTTGCTTTGGATTATTGACAAACGTGGATTACCACATCCATTTTATTATTGCAAAAAGTGTTTACGAGAAACTCGGCACAAATTTCGTCAATCCTGCGCAACCACTGAAAGGGTAAAAAATGAGCGCAAAACAAATGACAAAAAAACGTCTTAAATATCTAACTGAAACTTATGGTCTCTTCATTGATTATCTGATTCAGTTAATGATGGAGTGCAAACTGTCTGTTGATGAGTTCACGAAGTTGACTGATAGTTTATAAAAGATTAGATGAAGTGTTGTAACTGCAAAACTACTATTGGTAGCAAAGAGCGCAGATTTTATTCTGTTTATAAGACTAAAAATGGCAGAATACGCCACAAAACGTGGTGCTTGGCTTGTGATGAAGCAGGATTTTACCCTAAAAAATGTGAGGAGTATTTACAACAAGATGTAAAAAGGGGATTTTATGAAACTATATGAAAGCAAGTATCTTGATGTAGAATTGCCAGCAAATGTGGAGCGTGCGTGGATTGTGGCACAAGCAGCAAATAAGCCCCTTGTGGTGGTAACGGGTGATAAACTGTTTCTGAAGTTTCTTGATTATGAAGGTTCTCCTCATAGATTCATAGAGCAGCCCTGTCCTTGTGGGTTTTTTGGCAGTGATGTCAGAAAGTGTGATTGCTCTGCGCAGACTATTGAAAAACATCAGCTAAAATTGCGGGAAAAGTTTAGGGATTGTATTTGGATAGAGGGTTGGATTAGTAACAAACAGATTAAGTTTAAGGGTATTGATGAAGCTTGCCAGATGTTAGTAAAAGCAGCCCAGCGGGAATTACGATTAACAGCAGACCAAGTCGTAACATTGATAGATATAGCCGAAAGTATTGCAAAACTGGACAATGGCAAAATAGAACCAGCACATATAGCAGAAGCAATAAGTTATCGGGCAAGGAGTTAGTATGAGAAAAATATCTTTTAATATCTGTTCTAATGAAGGAGTAAAAACGCTGGTCTTTGGGTATGCTCTTGATAATCCTTTTGGCTTATCTTTGGGGATAGACAAAGAAGGGAATAACATAGATAGTTCAAAACGATGGTGTGTAACGGAGCTGGTAAGCGGTTTTATACTGGCTACTGGGGATTGGGGCGGAACAAGGCAACAAGCACGGGATAGAGCTTTTGCAAGAGTTCAGCAATATGGTGTGGCGGAAGTGAAAAGACGTGTGGACAATGCAATAAAAGATATAGCAGACAAGGTGCTGTGAAAAATGGCTGGTTACTACCAAAAACATTATAATAAAGTTGCTAAAAAATTGACGATAGAGTCAACAGGTGATGATTTTATTGAGCTGCTGGCAGTTAGTTTGGCCGAAAAACTATGCTTTCAGGTTAATGCAGTTCTGGAATGGATAAAGAGAACAAAAATGAACGCAAAGGACTTGGCAAATATACATAGACGATTAGCTTTAGAGGGGGTCGGAAGCAAATTTGCAAGTCGTGTTCTTATTGCTTTTGTAAATGAAAAAAGATTAGATAAAAGTGGGGTGAAAAAACGATAAAATCAATAGGATATTCAAATAAAGAGGTTATTAGCAGTATTATTACCCTGCACGGGGAAATTGAACTTGACTCTACGTTTTCTACTGGCTCATTTTACAAAGGTTTGGTGGAGCCAAAATACAAGTTTGATATATTTCCGCAAAGAAAAGATTGTGAAAAAGCGGATTGTAGAAATTTACCATTTGGAAATTGTAGTATTAAAAGTATTATGTTTGACCCTCCATTTTGTTTTGGTGTTCACGGAAAAACTTTACAGAATATATCGGCCAAGCGGTTCACAATGTTTGGCTCATTTCAAGATTTAGTAACAATGTATCAGGATTCGTTGCGAGAATTTTATCGTATTCTCAAAAAAGGAGGCGTGCTTGTATTCAAGTGTCAAGACTATACTGATAGTAAAACAACAATGACCCATTGTTTAGTTTGGCAATGGGCGGAAACTATGGGGTTTTACGCAAAAGACCTTTTTGTTTTGATAAATGAAAGACGTATTTGGAATCCTGCTTTAAGACAAATACACAGTAGAAAATGTCATTCTTACTTTTGGATATTTGTAAAATGAGTAAAACAAACATAGAAAATGCTAAATGTTGTTTTTGGTGTAAATTTTTTACTCCAACATTCAAAAGTGAATGGCATATTTGCGAAAAGCGGAAACGTAAAACACTTGTTCCCGAAACATCTGTCTGTAAGTATTTTAAGGAGGAGGTATGGGAAAAGCAAAGGTAGAGTTTGCTCCTGACGGTATCCATTGGCAAACCATTAAAAAAGGCAAGCTGGGGAAGTTGTTGGATTATTTTAACTTTAGCCCCGATATACAGACACAATTATGGCTGAATCCCTTTGCAAAGTTTCGGTTGGTGGGGGATGAAAAAATAATAGGTGTTTTACCAAGAGAAAAATGAACAACCCCATTCAGACAGCGTATTATCTATTAAGTGATTATTTTTGGGGACTTCCGCTTGAGGATTTAGTATTAACGGGTTTGGTGCTGGCGGGATGGTGGTACTGTAAAAAGAGGAGACTGATAAAATGAAGTATGTAATTGGTGGCATTGTTATAGGTATTTTACTTACCCTGTTTTATTGGTTAGGTTTTTTTGATGGGCTAAAGAGGTAAAGAAATGCCAACATACACAAACAAATATAATATTCCAAGTCGCATAATCAGGATGTTACCTACGTCTCACAGGCCTGTTGAGGGGCGATACAGTGTTACTGACCTTGTAGCCGACCCGCTACCACGCACCCTGCTTTTGGAGAAGTGGGACGAGCTAATAATAGACTATGCTGATATGCTTTTGGTTGTGCAGGGAATAGCCCTTCACGAAAAGGCAGAAAAGGCCGTTGAATCAGATGAGGAAGCGGAAACCAAGTTTGAGGATGTTATTGACGGAGTTACCATAGTTGGCAAGGCAGATAACTACATTCCTGCGGAAAAGACAATAGTTGATACAAAACAAACTGGAGTTTGGAGTCCGACTTATCCAGACTGGATTGCGAAAGTTACAGCCCAGCTTAATTGCTACGCTTCGCAGCGCTTGAAACGGGACTACCTGGTTAAAAAATTGGTTGCTGATGTCTTTTATCGGGACCATTCAATAACTAAGTCTTTGAGAACTCAAAATTACCCGCCTATTGCTTATCAGGAGATAGAGATAACTTTGTGGCCATTTGAGAAACAGGAACAGTACATCAAAGACCAGATTGAGTTACATACAATAAATGCCCATAAAGAATGTAGTATGGTTCAAAAAATGCAGCGATTCAACGTCAAAAAGAAAGGTAGAATTACACCCTTGAAGGTTTGCGATACTTTTTTGGAGGCGCAGATTTATGTGGAGAATTATGTTCGGGAAGAGGGAATAAAGCCCAATCTTGTTACAGCCGAACTTTCCGAACCCCTTGCTTGTATGTATTATTGTAAGGCCAGAAGTTGTTGTCCTTATGCGAAGAGGTTATCAAAGTGAAAGAAATTTGGTTATTAACGATATTGGCATATTTGACTTTACTTTGAAAGGATTTTTTATGTCAACGCAAAAAGAAATTGATGGGTTAGAAGAAATAATTAAAGGGATTATCAAAGGATTTGGTTTAGGGAGTTTAGCAACAGCTTTGAATAATGCTTGTTGTTTTGGGGAAATTTTTGAAGAAACAGGTATAGAAATCACTAATTTACAACTTGCACAATTATTCGATGATGTTATAACTCCATTTTTGGAACTATCTAAAGAAATAGAAGCAAATTAAAAACGATAAGTCAAAAGGGGGTAAAATGAGGTTCTTAAATTATTTGCCAAAATTTATTGTTAGGTTTTTTGCTTTTTGTCGGCTTAATTTGTGGCCAAGATTGTTAGGCCAATGGCTTTGGTATGATTTACCAGCTATAATGCAGGAACTGAACCCAAAACAAAAAGATGCAAAGAAAAATGAAAAGAAATTGGAGCAAAATGACAAATAGAAAATGCCGCAAAATAATGCGAAAACTTGAAGGTATAGATGCACAACTTGCTTTTTTGCTGGGTAGTTTATCTGGCCCAGTGGGGTCTTATTATATAGATAGGATTTTAGACCTGAAGACAGAAAAAGCTCAACTGGAATTTGATTTGAAAGTGAGGCCAAAATGAACGAAGAGAAGTATCAAAAGCCAAAAAGTCCAGAAGAACAAGAATCAATCCGGCAGGCCGTGGCATTAGCACAAGCGGTGGCGTATGTAACACACAGATTGTTACCCAAAAATGATTTAGTGATAGCTGATGTGCCTTATGTCTTATCAGTTGCACAAGACTTTTTGGTGTGGTTGCGGGGGTCAAAGGAACTTACTATGCCCCCTACAATCGCTGGGAAGGCCTCTGGTGGGGCAGTAGAGCCACAAAGTGATGATTTGCCTATGGATATGCCTGTGCCCACTCTTGTTCAAAAAGCTGTTCTGAATGAGATTGTAAAGCAAACATCGATGATGGGGCTGGGTAAAAAGATTATTTACAAAAGGGTTTTGGATTGGGCTGAAAAGATTACTGGCAAAAGAATTTACCCCCAGAATCTGGCCAGTGTGGAAAAGTTCATTCAGTTCTATGAAAAGACTAAATGAGAGAAATACAGCTTACACAAAATAAAATCGCTTTGGTGGATGACTCTGACTTTAAGCGGTTAAACCAATGGAAGTGGTGTGCCTTTCAACAACACGGTTATTGGTATGCTGTCCGTAATGATTACTCAAAGGATAGGCCAAAAACAATTTTTATGCACCGTGAAATCCTCAATACTCCTGTTGGATTTGAAACAGACCACAAGAACCATAATGGATTGGATAACCAGCGAAGCAATATACGAGTATGCACAAGAGGAGAGAATCAATATAATCGGCTTCGTCAAAACGGAACAAGCCAATATAAGGGTGTTTTCTGCTATAAACGTGATAAAAAGTGGAAAGCCCAGATAACAGTTAATAGTAAGACCATATCTCTTGGTCGTTTTAATTCTGAAGTTGAGGCCGCAAAAGCGTATGACAAGGCAGCAATAGAGTATTTTGGTGAGTTTGCATATACAAATTTTTAAGAAAGGAAATGATTATGGCAAGTCCGCCAGTTAAATCAATCAAAGCCAAAGGAATTGAGGTTGCTATATGGGCAAAGGAGGGCGAATTTGGGCCACTGTTTAGTGTATCTATGAAGCGGCGATATAAAATCAAGGAGGAGTGGAAAGACACCGAGTATTTGCGAAGCGGTGATGTTCCGGCAGCGATTCTGCTGCTTCAAAAAGCGTTTGAATGGATTTGTTTTGAGAGCAAGGATGTAGCAGCGCCAAAAGTGGAAGGCAGCAATAGTAAGGACGAAGGCGTACCGTTCTAATTTTTAAGTTGGCGGCAGCGTGTTGGGCGAAGCAATTACTAACAAGGCATAGTAGCAGGTAAGATTCCTGCACAGGTTAAATATAAAGCCAAACAGTAATAACGTGGGTTCGAGTCCCACCCGCCAACAGGAATTATATTATGGAATATGTTTCTTCCGAGAACTTTGTTTCTTTTATAAAAAGACATAATGATAAATTTCATAATGGTAGCAAAAATACAATATATCAACTTGAACCATATTATCTGGCTGGAATGTTTTATAAAGGCAAAGAAATTGTATGTGATGCCTGCAAAAAATCCATTTTCCGAATAGTGAATGTATGAAAAAGGTAAAAAAGAGAAAAAAGACAAGGCAAAAAAGAGTTAAAAATAAAGGTTGGCAGGACATACTTGGCAAACTAACTTATTCAAGTGGGCCTGGAGATAACATTTATGTATATGGTTGAATTACCAATAAATCAAATTGTGCAAGGTGATGCCAGAGAAGTCTTAAAAAACTGGCCTGCTGAAAGTGTTGATATGTGTGTTTGCTCCCCACCCTATTATGGTTTGAGGTCTAACCCCTGTGAGCCAATAGTCTGGGGATGGGAAGGCCAGGCAGATTGCAGGCACGAATGGGGGGAAAAACAGCCGTTTTGTGGTCAACAGGCAGGCAATAAAGTTCCTACCGGCTTTAGCCAAAAAGGACGGCCAGATGAGATTATTTATCAGTTAGCAAGAGTAAAACCTCATTCTGGTCAATTCTGCCAAAAATGTGGTGTTTGGCTCGGTCAACTTGGTCTTGAACCAAGCCCTGAATTATACGTCCAGCACCTTGTAGGGATATTCCGTGAGGTTAGGCGAGTTCTCAAACCACAGGGCACACTTTGGCTTAATCTGGGGGATAGTTATGCCGGAAAATTACAAGGAAACTTAAAACAAAAAGACCTTATAGGAATCCCCTGGATGGTTGCCTTTGCTCTCCGTGCAGATGGATGGTACCTTCGCCAGGATATTATATGGTTGAAACCCAATCCGATGCCTTCCTCTGTCAGAGACAGATGCACGACCGCTCACGAATATATTTTTATGCTGGCCAAGAACAAGAAGTATTACTACGACAACGAGGCTATAAAAGAGCCGTGTGTTGACCAAGAGTCTCTAACAGGTCGTAGATTCAGAGGACGCAAAGCTATACTTGATTCTGGCATACTGCCCGGAGGTCCATCAGGCATATACAATACTTCCAAAATTCCTGAAGTCAAAGTCTATCTGAAACGCAATAAGAGAGATGTCTGGGTTGTTACAGTTAAATCTGGTGCAAAAGGCCACTTCTCCTGCGTGAGTGCTGACACAGAATGTTTAACTTTAAGTGGTTGGAAAAGATACAACGAACTTGTTACCGGTGAGAGTATTGGCACTTTCAGCTTGTCCTCCAAAAAACTACAATTTGAGAGACTGAACCATATCCATACATACAAGTATAAAGGTTGTCTCATAGAAACATTAAATCCCAACTCAAATTTTATTTATACCCAGGAACATAAAGCCGTGTGTAGAAAATGGCAAGCAAAACGACAGGAGTGGTCGGATTTTTATTTCAAAGAAATACAAAACATAAATTCGGCGGATAGATTTCCTGTTTGTGCAGAATGGGAAAAGGGGAGCTATGGGTTCTCTTATGAGCCATCTTTGGATATGTGTGAAATTCTCGGTTGGATAGCTGCGGAAGGATATTATGCTAAATATAGCATTAAAGTCTATCAATCTTTAACGAGAAATAGAAAAAAAGTTCAAAGAATTGAGCGCCTTTTTCGTAAAGAAAAACTTGATTATACCAAACGGATTGTGCGACGGCAGCGTGAAACTGGCATTTATGAGATGGCTTGCTTTACAATTAGCTGGATAAACGCAAAAAGAATTTTTAATCTTTTACCGAACAAGAGACCTTCCTGGCAAATGCTTGGATGGACAAAAAAAGCACTTAAAAGGTTTATCAAAGGGTTCGTTGCTGGGGACGGCTCGATTCACCCAAACGGCACTTATGTAGTTATGCAAAAAAATGAGGAGACTGTTGACATTCTTCAAGCCCTCATTTTCAAAACAGGAAGCAGTGTTAAGAAGAGCTTGCAAAAAGGCCGTAACATTTTTCATTTATATGTAAAAAACCGGAAAACAACGAGTGCCAGAAAAACAGCAAGCAAAAAATTAAATGTTAAATCCATATCATATCAGGGAATAGTATGGTGTCCAGAAACTCCTTCAGGAACATTTATTGCAAGAAGAAAAGGGAACATAATAATAACAGGTAATTCCTATCCACCTGACTTGATAGAGCCCTGTATATTGGCGGGGTCTCCTGTGGAGGGTATAGTCCTTGACTCCTTTATGGGCAGTGGCACTACGGCTCTCGTAGCAGAGAAATTTGGTAGGAATTGGGTAGGGATTGATGCAAGTGAAAAGTTTGTGGCTCTTGCCAATAAACGTCTTGAAGAGTTTAGAGGTTTGTATGAAAATACTTGTGGCGTGTGAAGAATCACAGGTAGTAACAAATGAATTTAGGAAATTAGGCCACGAAGCATATTCTTGTGATATTGAAACTTGTAGTGGGGGTCATCCTGAATGGCATTTACAACAAGATGTTTCCCCGCTGCTTAATAATAACTGGGATATGATAATTGCTTTTCCACCCTGCACACATTTAGCCGCAAGTGGTGCGGCTTGGTTTGAGAGGAAACGTAAGGATGGGCGGCAGCAACAAGGTATTGATTTTTTTATGCTTTTTGCTAATGCCAAATGTTCCCGAATTGCTATTGAGAGTCCAGTTGGGATTATGTCAACTGTGTGGAGGAAACCCGACCAAATAATACATCCCTATCAATTTGGTGAACCATTTAGCAAAAAAACTTGTTTATGGCTTAAAGGACTGCCTAACTTAACCCCCACAAATATCGTAGGAAAAGGCGAGCAGGTAAAGTATTCAAGCGGCAGGTCTATGCCAAAGTGGTATGCTGATGCGCTCAAATTACCTCCGAAAGAACGTGCAAGATTGCGGAGCAAGACTTTTCAGGGTATTGCCAATGCAATGGCGGAACAATGGGGAAAACAAATGACTATAAAAGAAATTGTTAAAGAATGTCTAAAAATCAAAGGTTTTGACGGTTTGGCCGGAGAAGATTGCGGCTGTGGAATTGATGACTTAATGCCCTGTGACAACCCAAGCCCGCAATGTAGAGCGGGGTATAAAATAACCTGTAATAACTGTTCCAAACTTGAATGTGATTACAGGGGCGATAATATACTTTGTATAAGGCCAGTTTATGATGCCTGAATTTAGAGTCATAAAAGAAAATAACAAGTTTCTGTTTTGTTTTTGCGCCTGGCACAACGACAGGGAACGTCCTAATTTGGTGATTAACAAGGGCAGGCATAATGGCAGGCCCAGAGGATTTTACTATTGTTTTGCGTGTGGCAAGGCAGGGCAGATTTCAGAAAAGGAAATGGACAAATTATGTGCACGGACTTTTGAAGAGCAACCCATTACAAAACCTAACTGGTTTGAACTACTTGTTAAAAGTGTAGGCGGGCGGATAGGAAGAAATTATCCTGGGGATTTAGTATATGATGGCTCTGCAAAAGATTGGTTTATCGGCTGGGATGATGACTATCACGCCCACATCTGCCCGATGTTTGATGAAAACAGGGCAATTTGTGGTCTTCAGATAAGGAGGGGCAAAGAAAAATTTTGTGTGCCTTATAGCAAACTTGGGTTATTTTTACCTTATGAGGGGTGTTCTGGGGAATTTGGTTTATCACTCCACATCCCACCACCACAGGAAATCATTATTACAGAAGGACTTACGGACGCAATGGTTGCTTACCATTGTGGTTATTATGCCATTGGCTTACCTTGTGCTACATACGGCGAAAAGATTTTGAAAGAATATCTGAACAACATTGGGTTCAAAGGCGTATTAGTAATTGTACCAGATAATGATGCGGCGGGGGAAAGATGTGCTGGAAGGATTATTAGAGAGTTGTTGGGCAGATTGGTAAAACCTGTGATAGTTTTACCTGACGGCGTAAAAGACTTTCGTTGTTTTTTTGAAAAATATGGTCTGGAAAAGACAAAGGAGTTGCTAAAATGAACTTGCAAGAACTAAATCAAAAAATAGAAGAATGTGAAAGAGATATTAAAAACTCACAATGCAAACTTAATGAATTAAAAAATGAATTAAAAATAGAAAAAGAAAACTTAAATAAAGAATGGATTGCTGCGGTGAATTATTATTCGTTTGGCTACCCGGCAAGACTTATTTTGAATTTATCTGCAATTGACAAGCAATCTTTAAGGAGAGCATTAGATTGTAACGACATTTGGATTTCTTTTTGTCCGAGTGGTGATTTTGGAGCAGATGGAGGACGCAACAATGCTTTAACTTATTATGGTGGCGAAACTAAAATAATTTTTGGAGAATGATAGTATGACCGGCATACCCTCCTTCCCGAAATGGCTCTGTATTTTGTATCTTTTGGGGCACTACTTACTGAAGTTTTTGTTGTATGTGATCTTACCTGTATGCGGGATTGCATTGATTATGTATCTGTTAAAAAGATTTGGTTTATAGCTGGCGGCGGCGTGAAGGATACGTTTAGATATTCATTACGCCGTATGTAATGAACGTAAAAATGCCAATTCTGCCTGCCCGCCAGTGGAATTATAGATATGAAACATAAGACTTACTCCCAACTCAAAAAAAGATTAGACGCCGTGTTCTCCGAATATAGGCGGCGCAGTTCTATTGAAGAGGATGGGTTTGTTAAATGTGTTACCTGTGGAAAACGTATGCGATGGCAAGATTCACAATGCGGGCAC